AAGCGTCTACATACATATAATATATTATAACAGAAAACTTGTAATTTTACAAGTATTTTAACTTTCCTTCTACTATTTCTTTTGCAACAATATTTGTGGGTTTATTTTGTATTTTACTTTGAGACAGTAAGTCGTATACTTTTGTGCTAATGTTCTCAAGTTTTTCTTTTACAAGTGGATGATCCCATTCAGTTTTGAGACTGGCCGTTATATCATGTGATATATTATATGAAGAACATACTTGTACTATTCCTCCACAGTTTGCCAAATAATCAGGAACATATAATATTTTGCGATCTTTTAATATTTGTGATGCATCGCCGAGTAACTGATTGTTTGCTCCGCCGCATATTATTTTTGCTCTTGTCTCGCTCGCAAATTGTTCAGTGATCATACCGCCTGTAGCACAAGGAGCATATATATCAACTGGAAGTTGGTTAATTTCTTCTATACTATCACACCATTGCAGACGAGACGGACTCATGCCATTAAATTTCAATTTATTGAAACGCTCTTTTGCTTTATCATAGTTCTGCTTGTCAATGTCGTACGCATAAACTGTAAGGCCAGGTTGCAGTGATGTTAGAAAGTGCGCTAAACGACTTCCTACCTTTCCTAAACCAATTATTGCTACAGATCGGTTCAATAATGCATATTCAGCGGTTGTGGCGTTCTTGCGACCAGCGTAGTAGTCAAATGCTCCAGTTATTGAATTATATACTCCATAAGCAGTTGCCCATCCTGAGTCTTTACCACGATAACCTAAAGCATATTGGGTATGCTTATGTAACTCTAACAAGTCATCTTGCGTAGTTCCTATGTCGCCAGCAGTATAGTAAATGCCGTTTAAACGATCCAATGCTTCAGCAAATGATTTCCAAAACTCCGGACTTTTTTTACCTGCTCTTGAATTAATGGTGGTTTTTCCGCCACCATAATGTAATCCTGCAAGTGTATTTTTATACGTCATTTGCTTCGATAAACGCAACGCATCGTAGCGTTGTTCATCAAAGTCTTTATATTCCATATAACGGCAACCGCCGATAGCAGGACCTAACTGTGTGCTGTGAATGGCTATACATGCATCTAATCCGGTAGTGGAGTCAGTAGCACGTACTACTCGTTCGTATCCGCCAATTGCGTAGTCAGTTAATTTAATCACTAGATAACCCTAGGGTTACGTTTAGAGTGTTTTACCAACCGACTCTAAGATGCCTTCTAATTCACCAATATCAGTAAGTTGTTCTTGCCAGTTAGATTTATATGCTGTACGAATCGCTTTGTTTAATACAGATGGCTTTACGCTCATTTCTTCTGCGATTGCTTTTACTGTATCTCTCAAACCTTCTTTAAGATCGTCTACCTCTTGCATTACACGAGTTCCCTCGTTGACTAGTTGTGATAAACGTGCTTTTTCTTCGGGTGTGTAAACTCCTCCTGCCATTTTATGCCTCCGCCTTTTTGGTTGTTTTCTTTGCAGTCTTTTTTGCTACTTTCTTAGTAGTTTTTTCTTTTGCTGGTTTGGTTTCTTTTAATAAACTAGCAATTGATTTTTCAATTTTAGCAAGCCGATCATGGACTGCCATCATTTCTCTTTTAAGATTCATCGAGTTTTTCCTTTTTTATTATGTGACTAATACCGTTTACATCTATGTATATTCCGCTTGTAAGTTTTATGTTTTTATTATCACCACTAAACTTACCTATTTCCTTCTCACCGCTTGGAAAATGTTTGGTTCCTTCTTCAAATAATCCATCAGTAAATTCACCGTCTAAGAGAGTCTCTCTAGTCAATTCGTCAAACATAATCATTTTTCCATATCCGTTAATAACATCGTTTTCGAATTGTCCCTCGTATATTGTTCCGTCTAACATTTCATATACGTATACGCCGTTTTTTGGCTCTGGTTCTACTGGATGTATTTCTATCCATCCATCTTCTTTGTGGAAAATTGAAATTATGTCGTTTGCGTCTACTGTAAAAAACCATTCAGCATTGCTTCCTATCTCGGTGGACATAATCGCGTGGGAAAAATTATTTTGTAGTATTTCGGTTATATTCTTAGTAACGCCACTTACAATATATTGAGTCCGGCCATCTTTTGCTAGTATTTTTGAATTATTTAAATGTATTTCTTTTACTCCAAGAGTTTTTTGATCAGAACAGGAAATACTTACGTAGCTTTTATCGTCACCGTCGATTTGCAAACCCTTATAACAAAGTGTTTCTTCGTCATCTTGTAAAACTCCATAGTCTATAATTTTACCATTGAGTTTAATCTTATACCAAGTATTAGAGTTGGGTTCTTGTTGTAATTTTATTTTTAACATTATATTTCAAACACCGCCTCGTAGTAAATATCATCAGATGACTTAAACGGTATATGAACATCATTTGCTGTAATAGCGTGTAATTGTATTTCTGCTAGAGCCACTTTAATATTTTCTATAACTAGATTGTGTTTTCCCTGCTCTAAGTTCACCTGAACCTTCTCGTCTAAGTAATTTCCATCTTGTTTTTTAGGCGTTACGGCTCTTTCACTAATAAGCAGACCGTCTAACCAGATACGAACAACTGGGGGTTTAAAATCCCATTCGCTATCGATATAAAAGTGTAGTTCTGTAAGTTCTGACATATAATGTATATATTATATATTCGAATTTGTTTTTTGTCAATGGTTATCTGGCATTTAATGCGGGAATGGCAATCTTTTCGATCCATGCGTCTCTGTCCATATCATGACTGCCTGGAGTGCCTAAACTATCAAAATCTACAGCATCAACAATACGATCTGCGTTTATGTTTGAGACGCTTTTTAGGGCTCTGCCTTTTAGTGTTGCTCGCATAATAGGATCTTGTGCTGGATCTTCGTCCCATATTGTATTGTCCGGATCTATAGTAAGTCTTACAATAGATATTGGTGTTTGTTTATGGTCAAAACGCATCTTACTTGCCCAGTTAATAGCATCTTCTGGATTGTCAAATGCAAATACGCCGGCATCTTCGTTATAACGTGAACCGCCTGGACCTTTTACCCAGTTACTTGGATGGAACTGCTCTAAACCTTTCTTTTTAATGTTGTCTACATTCTTTGTGAAAGTAACGTGAAAAAGAAAGTCTGGTAAGTCTGATAATCCTTCGTAAATATCTTTAACATACTCGGTATAAGATAGACTAGGCTGATAACCAATCTTATATTTGTTTCCGCCTTTATGCTTCTTAGTGCCACTGTTATGGTTTTTAAGCAAAGAAGAACCGACGACTTGACTCATTTTCATATTAGTATTTATACTCATAATACTATTGACTTATTTTACGATAGCATATATAATATATGTTATGAGAATTGAAACAGATGTTAAGTTAGATTTTAAAGATGTGCTTATTCGTCCCAAGCGTTCAACGCTAGGATCCCGCAAAGAAGTAAGTTTAAACAGAGAGTTTAGATACAGAAACAGTGATTGGAGGTATAGTACTATTCCAATTATGGCATCCAATATGGATGGCGTTGGTACGTTTACTATGGCCGACAAACTTACAGAGTTAAACTTGTTTACGTGTCTTGTAAAAACTTATAATACAAAAGAACTTATTGATTACTTTAAAGACGCACATTATAAAAAACTTAATACTGTAGCGATGAGTATTGGAATTACGGATAGTGATTTTGAAAAGTGGCGTGAAGTTAGAAAAAATACAGAAGTGCGTTATGTGTGCATTGACGTAGCAAACGGATATTCAGAACGCTTTAGTGAGTTTGTAAAGAAGTTTCGAGATGAATATCCACGCACAACAATTATTGCCGGCAACGTAGTGACCGGAGAAATGACAGAGGAGTTAATATTAAATGGAGCGGATATCGTTAAAGTTGGAATCGGTCCTGGTAGCGTATGTACTACTAGGCTCCAAACTGGGGTTGGCTATCCTCAGTTGTCTGCTGTTATTGAATGTGCAGACGCGGCTCATGGGCTTGGTGGGCATATTATTGCTGATGGGGGATGTACTAACCCTGGTGATATTGCGAAGGCGTTCGCAGGAGGTGCTGACTTTGTGATGCTTGGTGGTATGCTTGCTGGACACGATGAAGGAGAAGGCAATATTATTACCAAGCAATACGCAACGAATGAACTCTCTAGTAAGAGCAGGCTGGTAGGCAGTCAATCGTTCGTAACAGAAGAAAAAAAGTTTGTACAGTTTTATGGTATGAGTAGCACTGCCGCTAATAAAAAACACTTTGGTGGATTAAAAGAATACAGATCTTCTGAAGGAAGGGAAGTACTAGTTCCGTATCGTGGTGCGGTTGCTAATACAATTCAAGATATTTTAGGTGGAGTGAGAAGTACATGTACTTACGCTGGTGCTAACAAACTTAAACAGTTATCTAAATGTACCACCTTTGTACGTTGCACACAAACACATAACGGAATATACGAAAAGAATACTATTGGCAATTAAGCAAGATCATTGCCAAAAATATTATCTGTGATCCACCCATAGAGTGGAGTTTTAAATACTAGTTTCCATTTACCATTTTGGCTTAAACAAGAACTATTTGGTATATGATGAATTAATCTGCTTTTATGAATGTGTTCCGACACATTTTCTATTACTACATTATCAACACCGTTGTATGTAAATTTAGGAATATAAATCTCACCTTCTACATAAAGATTTTTATTGTTTGCATGTTTGGCTATAAAATAAAGATTATCAGTAGTATCGTAATATAACTTATTGCCTTTAATAACATAACCATCATCAGTTATTAAACAACCGTTGAATTCAGTATATTCTTCTGTCTCGTTATTAAACACCTTAGGATTATTGCCCACTACTTTATCATGTCTGTAATTTAAAAGTCTATAGTTTTTATTGTTATTATTAACTTCATACGGGAATATATCCACAGAGAAATTATCATTGTTTAATTGTTCAAAGATATAATTGATATTTTGCGTACAATCTAAATATGTATGCCCTCTACGATGTATTAAATCGCAGACATCCACTTCACATAAACTAACATAGTCTATATCAATACCAAATGGTCCCTCATCATAATCACTCGAGTAATCAGCACCAAGGTGTTCGATAACCAAAGTATATTCATTTTCTGTAGTATCTTCTATATCAACAGTTGACTTAAAATGATAACCTTCTTCTGGAATTCCAGTTTGAACATCATGTTCGATAAGAGTGTTATACATCATATCGCCATTTGGTATATTACCGTAGCGATCAATGATGTAAAATTTCCAGGTTGGAATTTTTTTAGAAGTGCAATTGTAAGTTACACCAATCGACAATGTGAATGGCATGTTATTGTAAAAGTTCTTCTAAAAGCCAAAGATAAAACGGACATTTAAATTCAATACTATAATTACTTTTATGAACATTTAAATATGTGGTAGACGAAGTCCATATACATTTTCCGTCTATTACAGCAATCTCATTCATCATATCATTATTTCTAAGATATTCTATAAATCCGTGTGTTTCTATTTCAGATTCAGGACATATTTCTGCTACTGTTACGCCGTTATCCCACAATACGGATTCAATTGAAATTTCATCAATTTCAATGTCGACAATATAAAAACCATAATCTTCCTTGCCGCCAGTAAAACGATTAGTTTTAAGTAGATCCCAAACATCTTGCATGTCAGACTCGTATATAACTTTTATAGTATGGATGTCTTCCTTATCATCGTCTACTTCGATGTCATATTCTTTAATGGATATCTTTTTTCCGTCTTGCCAGACTGTTGTGTGATTTGAAGGATTGTCTAATTCAACGTTTTCTTCTAATACCGTGTCGTTTAGCATTATAGTGCAACGCGGAAATGGTAAATTTCCGTTTAAATCGTCAGTTAGTTTGAAGTATATTTTAAGTGGGATTGTTTCTAAACTCATTGTATTATATGTGTTATTGATTATTTATGAGTATACGGATATGTACTCAAAAAAAAAGACATAGCTTGTGACTATGTCTTTTTTGTGGTATAAAATTATTAATTATTCACCAATGCCTAGACCATCATACCATTCGTTAAAGTTGCCTGCGTATGCAAGAACAACAACACTACCTAGTTTTACTAGTCCGCCATCTTCCCATGGATTTGCTGTGTAATATTGCTGTGAACCACCGCCAATATTCAAATCTGTAGTAACAGTTCCGGAACTTGTAGTTGTGCCGTCAGCAATGTTAGCTGCCGCAGCTGCTGTTAAAGGATTATATATTGTAACAGCATGACTTAAAAAATCATTAGTTTCATCATGTGAAACGTCGTCAACAATAATATTTTCAAGTTCTCCGTCTGGATTTAAATTCTCATCTTCGCCGCCAGAGTGGCAAATTTCGAATTTAATTGTGTGTGGTCCTGAACCAGCACTGTCGTCATTAATTGATGTTATTGCTACAGATAATGGATTTGAATCAGGTTGTACTTCATTTACACCCAACTCGCCTTGGATAAGAACGTCATCTTTGTATACTTTGATGGCGTAATCTTCTGTAGAGGATTCATATTTTTTAAAATTAAAAGCAATCGTGCTCATGATTATTTTCCTATTGTTTTCGCGAAAACCAATTCTGATTAAACTGGCTATAGGTAATATTTATCTAAATCTTAGATAATAATGTATGGTCACCATTGAAATGCCAAAAACCAGTGTGTTGCAGATCTATAGACTTATCTACCCATACTTTGAGACCTGCGTGTTGAACACTTCTGCAAAAACTATAGTCTTCTGTTAAATATTGACCTGTTTCATCCACAGTACAGTTAAAAAAGTCGTATTGAAAGCTTGTTTCGTCGCCTAATCCAATGTCATCATGATACTTAGTAGCACCTGCTTCGATTAATTTCTCAAATACTTGGCGTTTAATAAGCATAAATCCAGTGCCGGCACTATCTGCTTCTACTAAATCGTCTCTACGCTCGCCATTCTTTTTAACATTTACTACGTACTTGGGTGGAATAATCTTTTGCGGATATACACCACACGCGACATCAACATCGTGTGTTACTAACTTAACCACATCCTCTGGTGCCCAGCCAATATCTGCGTCTACAAACATTAGATGACTGCCGTTACCCATAAGAAATTTAGCGGCGCAACTATTACGCCCACGATTAATATTGCTTTCGTTGCTTAAAGTGTCTATTTGGAATGCTAATTTATTCTGCATACCAAACACTGTCCACTTAATATAACTTTGGAAGCAAGACTCGCTTATTTGACCACCATAACAAGGCGTACAAAAGTGTATATTGATATTCATATTACATATAATTCCACATCAGGTGTTCTATTTAGTTTATAGCCATCTATGTTAATTGTCAATGTTTCTCCCAATACCATTTGACGCAATAGTAAACCCACAGCAGGACTATGCATAAGCCCGCGCCCTGTAAATCCTGTAGCAAAGTATACATTATCAACATGGTCAATGATAGCATTATTGTCTATAGTGCTACTGTCATAATACCCTGCCCATGCTCCGTCCATTTTAGCGGCGTCAAATACATTGGGAAATCTATGGTATAAGTGTGCCCATACATCGTCCCAACTATTATAGTCCGGATCTAAATCAACACCGTCCCAATCACCGTTGCCATCATAACCAACAATGTAACTATTACCCTCTGGGCGTAAGTATATGCCAGTAATAAGATCTGCTACTAGTGGCAGGTTTGGTATGTGTGGTGCTTGTGTGCTAACATTATACACTGTATGCTTGTGACCTTTGACCGGTATGTTAATGTTAAACGCATTGCCCACAGCATTACTCCAGCATCCACTGGCGATTACAATAGCGTCTGCATCGTTATGATTAGCAGTTATGCCATCCTCAAAAACTACTTTAACGCCGTTTATTTGTGCTTCGCTACGAAACCAATTGTGTAATGTTACTGGATCTACCCATCCTTCACTATCGTCTGTTGTAATACAACCTCTATATACATCATCTACATTTAACTGTGGAAATAACTTTAGCAGTTCGTTAGGTTCTAAACTTTGCGTATTAGCACCACAAGCGTTCTGCATCGCAATGCTTTTATCGTGATCGTCTCGTTGATTATCGTTAAACAACATGAGATAACCATTGGGTGTAAAGCCTACGTTTGTTTGTGTCTTTATAAAGTCTATTGCGTAGCGGCTTAACTCTACGTTTGTTTGTGTGAAAAACTGATGTCGCAGTCCACCGCAACTTCTTGCAAAACTACTTTCACTATATTGTTTGTCTCGTTCAAATACTGTTACGCTTGCGTCTTTTGCTAAATGGTATGCTGTGCTCATACCTATTATGCCGCCGCCTATAACGTGTATGTTCATTTTAGTGTTATTTCTACAACGAGATCCTTGTCGCCCTTAATTATTCTATGATGGCGATTTTTGGGTATTACATAAAGGTTACCGTGCTCTAGCACAACAGGAAGTTGATTGTCTAACTGTAACTTCCAGTTAGATCCTTGTAATACACGAACTTCGCGTTCTTCACGATCACGATGCCAGCATAGTTCTTCGCTGTCTGTATCGTGTTTGAACGTTCTGTATATTGTGTATGGATTTGTATATTTTTGAGTGTATGGTTTTACCACCACTGTCCACCTTTAATACCTAGTGACTTATATCTTGGTAGTCTGCAACTCCAATAACTTGCTGTAGTTTTGTCGTTACGATTTTTGCAATCATGTCTTGCTACAAAGTTACGAACGCGCTCAGGGTCGTCTGTTTTTACACTCATGCCCTTTGCACCAAAAGAAACTTTTTTAATATTGCCAGTCTTTGGATTTTTAACGTATACATAAAACTTTTTAGAACCACCTCTTTTTGGCTTATTAAGTTCTACATTTTTACCGCGATAATCTGCTTCACTTAGTGATTTATTCTTTTCATAGCAATCACAATGTTCGCAGTCTGGCCCACATTCACATTCTGTTACAGGTTTTCCGCAACATGCTTTTGGACACATTTCAACACCTTCTTGAACAGACTCCATAGCATTACCTGCTTCTAGTTCTGCTCTCCAGTTTTCTTCAAACTCTTTAGCGGCGTCTTTGCGATCTTGTACGCTAAACGCATAACCAAATTCTTGTGCGTAGTTTTTAGCGGCGCGTGTTGCGTGGTACAACCATAACTTAGCGGCAAGTTCGGAATCATATACACCCTTTCTCCACTTGCGTGTTAGATTCTTCATGATTGGAACTGCGCTTTGCTGATATAGGTCACCGTCGTTGTCTGCGTAAAGGACTAGTTCGCGAACTGCGTCTGCATCTTCTTCTGCGATTTCAATAGGAACATCTAACGAAAAAGTTTCACCTTCTACAACAATACATTGGCCAATGTCGGACTCTAATAGTTCTTGGTCTTGCCAATCAAGTTCAATTTTGCCTTCATTATATAACTGTCTTACTTGGCTGTAAAACTCTGTAAATGCTTTTGACCCTGGACGAAACAGACATTCCGTAAATGGAATACCGCGTTCAATATGTTCTTGTATTGTTTTACTTACTGTGGAATGTAGTGAAAATTCTTTTATTCGCATGGCATAAATCCTTTTATGTATTTATGCTTCTATATAAATTTTAAAAGATAATATCACCACTGGTACATTTGATTCTGTTAACTGTTGTCTCTTTAGCACCGTTGAATTTCCCCACTCCGTGCGACTTAACGTATGCGGTAATAGTCATCTTATCGCCGACATCAGGTAATGTTAGGGTGTGATAACCTGCAAAGAACTTTACAATGTTTCCGTTCTCGTCCTTGGTTGTAATCATATATGAATCATGTTTGGATAGATATCGTTTAGAAATAACACTAAGATTAAACGAGCATCGTTTGCCTACAGTGCCAACATATTCACTAGTTTCAGACAACTTTCGTTCATATGCGGCTTGTTTATTCCATGTCACATTAGAGAAGTATGTTTTTGGTAGCGCGGCAACTAATCCCAACTCCGTGCTGTCCATTGTCTTAGTGCTAATTAGTTTATACACCTTTTCATCAAACTCACTGAGAGTTCCCGCTATATGTTTAAATAACAACCCTTGGAAATGATTGACCATTGCTTCTGCCAGCGCACTATCTTCTTCTTTGATATGTTTGCTTTTATCATCACCTTTAAGAATATCAAACAAAGAAAAAATTATATGATCTCTGTTTGCCAGTGTTAGTACAGCTTCGGTGACATGAACTGGTACGCCGTTGTCATCAGCCACTACTTGACTATGATCTAAATTTACGTATGACATATATGCGTCATTACTCTTAATATGGCTCATACCGTTTTTACGATATGCGGCACACGATAACTCAATACAAAGTCTGGTGTCTAAGAATCGCTTTTTACTTCGAAGATCCTTGTAAATTTTATAAGCCACTACTGGATTTTTAGTGCTTGATCCTTTAATTCTTTGGTTCATTTTAGTGACGTCCGCTCTTTGGTAAACACTATACTCTCCTCGGGACACCGTAACGGCCGTCTAATGTAAAAATGTATCTCTGCCCATTTACACCATAAGAGGCAGTCATACGAATTGGTGTATCGAATCCAGAGGTTTCTTTTTGGGTGTTAAAAATATGAAGGGCGTCCATTAAAGAATCCTCATATACTTTGGTCTCTCGAGGACTACCAGCGATGTTGCGATACTGTATTGTCCAATAATCTTTCTTATTCATTATTATGCTCCTTAAAGTGATTTGATAAGTTCATTAACTTCGTCTTGAATAAATGGTTCGGCTTCAACAGCCCACAAAACAAAGTTAATCTTGTCATGAGATACTTCTTCGTTACATGCCTCAATTAACTTCTTTGCTAATTCTTCTACCTTAACCATTTAAGTCATACTCCCAGTTCTTTTTAGTATACCATTTCTCTACTACAGGCAATCCGAATTCGTCTTCGTCTACGGAAATGTAAGCGACAGTCTTTTTGACATTGGCGTAGCGGTATCCATCGTCTACCCAAACCTTATGGGCAAACTCTTTACAAAAGTCAAAGTCGTCGTCGTTGACGGAGTATTCGAAATAGTTGCCTTCTTCCTTTTCAATGAAGCAACCAATTGGATCTTTGGTAAATTTGTAGTATGCCATTTATCTTTCCCTGTTTCTTTAGCGTATATATACATTATACAGTATCTGACTAAAAAGTCACGAAAAAAAGTAACGTAAGTGTTTGATTTTAAAGGAAAATAAAAAATTTAATAAATTTTAATGCTTATTTTTGTAAATATTGTAAATATTTGAATATATCTGTGCGATCTTTGTAGACCCTAGGTATAGAATTAATTATTTCAGTAAATTCTTGATAGCAGGGATGTAGTTTTGATAAAATATTTTTTTCTGTATATTCTGCATCGGACCAGTGAGAGGGTTTTCTTAAAGGTATAAAATATACATTATCTATACCAATATCGCCTAAAAATAACTTTAAAATTTTAGGTATTTCTCGAAAGTTGTCTTTTTGCAATACGAACGCGCCCATGACTGTGGGTCTATTAGGAAGTTGCATTAACCAATTTATATTGCTTAAAAGTTGATTCCAACTACTTCCAGTTCTTAATCGTTCATGTGTTTCCTTAGTTCCTGCATCAATGCTGATGTTAATATTGGCAATAGAATCTTTTATTTTTAATGTGGGAATAATCGACTTCATCATTAGTCCATTGGTTTTGAAACTATATCGATGCTCCGAGTTATATTCTAATTTGTCAATGCAATTTTTTACTGATTGACTGAAAAATGCATCACCACTTGCTCCAAATTCAATTTGTGCAGGCTTTTTATAATTGTTAATTAATTGTACTACTTTTTTATCAAGTTCTTTTATATCATTAAAATTTCTAGCAATAGTCTTGTATCTCTTTGCAACATTGTACACTGATTCTTTTCCGTGTTTCTGTATAGCTTTATATATAAGATCAGTATTGCTAAATTTGTCACTATTAAATAGTACGTTGCCTACAGTTTTTGTATAGTTTGATAATGGGTATAAACGGCAACTAGGGCATTCTAAATTACAACTATCATCATAACCGACCACTATTTTAATTTCTTCTGGTTTTGTACCATCTACACCTTTCATTAACGTTTTATCATGGGTTTTGTCAAACCCGCAAAGAAGGTTACCACTAAGTGGAATCTTAACACAATGCTCAAATGTTTTAGAAATAGTGGTTGAATGTATAACTTTTTTAGCCAATTCAAGTTGATGAACTTCTTCAAACGAATCTATATCTAAAATGTTGCCTACGACTTTAGGTAGATATTCGGAACAACCACAAAGATATATATCTCCGTTGGTTTCAATCTCGATAATTTGTTTTGGTATTAAGCAACATCCTGTCATAATTCGATTTTCTTATAAAAGAAGAGCCCCTATAGGGGCTCCCCATTATGAATTTTGTTAAATTCTGCTTATTTTTCTGAGCCTTCGCCTACGAAAGGAATGAGTTCCCACAAACCTTGTGATTCGCCCCATAATGCGATGGCAATGACAGCTACTACGCCAATTATAAAATATTTCTTATTCATTGTTATCTCCTAATTTATTTCTCATAATGTTTAAAACATTATCTGAGTAGTTACCGAACAAATCCGTAATAAATGCTTTTTGTTGATCGTTACTTAACATAGGAAATCGTTGACGAATTTCAGTGGCGCTTGTTGCTGGCTCACCTAATACATTAAATTTGGTTGTTGGTACAGTAGTCACATAACTATGGTGTTCTAGTGACCTTGCGTTATCCCACCCATTCCATTTTTGCATATGCGCTGGTTGACCATCTTTCTTAAGATTTGGACCTTTTGTGGGGAAATTGAATCTTGGATCTTCTGCCATGTCTTTTTCACTTACTACGTATAACACAACAGTATTGTTCATATTATATTTGTTTGTAATCTCTTCTGCAACATATGGTTGTCTTGTTTGAACTACAGCATTAGGATTAATGCCTGTTAGTTTCATCATCTCTAGTTTTTCGGCAAAAGAAAAAGGAGATTTGTTAGGTTCTGTTTTACCGCTAGTGGCAACGTAAACGTCAGCAATACCGCCGTATTGCTTTTTTAGGGTATTATAAACTCCAGCATGTCCTTTGTGGAAAGGATGGAATCTGCCTGGATAAACCACAACTAATTTTTCGTTTGTTGCTTCTGTTAGACTTGCTTGTATTTCAAAGTCTTGTATGTTAATTTGTTCTACTATGAGGTCAATTTGTTCGTCTGTGAGATCTTCTGATAACGCAATCTCTACAACACTACCCTCAGGTGTGTCATATTCAACCAAGTCAATATAATCATTTTCGTTGTCGGATTCGGTAATTACTGAATCAGTATGCGTTGCTACTACTGAGGCAAACTCAGCAATAGACTTATTGTTTAGATCGTTTGATATTAGACGAATAAAGTTACTCATTAGAAATTATATAATATTTTAGTAACAGAGCCTTCGGTCATACCAGTAACAACAGCTCTTACCCAGATAAAGTTTCCTGTAAAGTTATATCCTGTTGTGGATGTCTCAGCAGTGGCATACGTGGCAGTTGTGCCAGTAATATCAAACCAATCACTTACAGTAGGTTCTTTTACCAACGTTCCTTGTATTTTTACTGTTCCTACAAAGGCATTTAGTGTATATGCCGCTGTATGTAGGCCGTCAGTGTATCCATAGTATCCGTCTGCTTTTTGTTTTGTTCCAGTAGTTCCTTGGTAGTCTACCACAATAGTTGCGCCTTCTACTTCAGTTGTTACATCTTCTAGCACGGTCATTGTTGTTGCTGTAGATGTTCCACTTACAGTGTAAGTTCCATCATTACTTCCGCTACCTGTTATAACAACAATATCACCATCAGTGAAGTCACTGAAAGCAATAATGCCCGTATCGCTTGTTACCAGTGTTTTATTAACAGCGTTAAATGCAACCACTGCGCCTGTCTTATTAGCAACATGTGATGTATTAGGAAGAAGTGTTAAACTGTTTGACATATTATTCTCTTATTATTTCTATTAGTTTTCCGGCGCCAACTAGTTCTGCTACGATCGCTTCTAATCCACTTAAAACTTCATCGTTCATTATAGGATCAATTTGAGCATCATCTTTGAGCAATTCGCTAACTTTGATGACAACCATGTCTTCGTTGATTTTGGCCATTTTTGTTCTCCGACTTGTATATTATATTTATCGTTAATATACTATAAATCGGACTCGAGAACATACCTGACAACACGCTTTGGGCACTTGGTTAAAAACATATTGCACATTGTTAAGGTGGATTCGTCCTCAACATATAAAAAACCTTGATCTAAGTATAACCCTGGTGATTTAAAATACTTTTCAGTCTTTCTAGAGAACTTTACAGCATTGCCTTGTGCGTTACCCCATTCATACAATTGCTTTGGTATTGAATGTGATGTGGAATAGTTATTAATAATTACCTTGTATTTGTATCTGTTATGCGGCAAATTGCTAACAACCATTACATTTTTTCCTTCTAATAACGCAGGAATGCATTTTTCATTAGGACGAGATACACTAATCAATGCATTTGGAAATGCTTCTTCCATTCTAGTATGTGATTCTAAATCGTTTGAGAATATACTTACTCGAGGATCTTGTATACGAATAAAAAGGTCCTTTGACAATCTTGCATCTCCAGTTAAATTTGCAAACTTTAATATATCTTCTTTATTTTCATAGTATGATTCAACAAACCGGCTATATAAAGCACGTTTCCATCCTACTTCTTTAAGATCCTGTACGTTTGCCTCTATCTCTGATTCACTATAATAGTGGCGTAATACATGTATGCCTGGAATAATAAAGATAGACTTGTATAGGTATTTGTTATACCATAATTGGTAAGATTGTTCTATTTTTACAGAACCATTTATATTTTTATTGATGCTTCTCATTTTCTCAGTCAGTTGATTCAGGCTTAAATTGATCTAATACAATAACACCTTCATTATTTACAACTTCGTCTGGTAGCGTTTGTTGTTCTTTTTCACCGCTAATGTCAAATTTAACATTTTCTTCATCGTCTAAATCTACTTCTATAATAGCATTTCTTATGTTATCAAAAAGTATCTTTTGTGCCAACGGAGTTTTAATCTTGTCATTAATAACTCTACTCAGTGGCCTGGCACCCATCTTTGGATTCCAGCCTTTATCTAACAAATACTCTTTCATAGTTTGTGTTGGTTTAACTAAAATATTCTTTTCCAGCAGTAATGTATTTAACTCTCCTATGAACTTGTCGACAATTAATAGCATATCGTCTTTATCTAACTTATTAAATTTAACAATAGCATCGAGTCTGTTTCTAAATTCCGGAGGGAAGAATGTTTCGATTGCTTTGTCATCCTCGCCTTCTTTTTCTAAAGTGCCAAAACCAATACTATTACGTTCCATATCAGCCGCACCTAAGTTTGACGTCATAACAAGAATAATATTACGCATATCAACACGTTTGCCATTACTACCACTCAAGTAACCATTATCCATTATTTGTAGCATAACATTAGCAACATCTGGATGTGCTTTTTCAATTTCGTCTAGTAGCAATACTGCGTGTGGATCTTTCTCAATATCATTTAGCAGTTTACCACCAGCCATTTCGGAATCCTCGAAGCCAACATAGCCTGGAGGAGCACCAATAAGTTTAGCAACTGTATGCTTTTCTTGATACTCACTCATGTCATAACGCAATAGTTCTACGTTTAATAAATGTGACAATTGTTTACATAGTTCTGTTTTACCAACACCAGTTGGCCCAGTAAATAGAAACGAAGCAGTTGGTTTATTCAAATCTTTAAGTCCTGCTTTAGCGATGTAGACTTTCTCACATAACTTATCAACAGCATTGTCTTGTCCGAAAATAACGTCTTTAAGGTTGCCTTCAAGATTCACAACGTTCTCAGTTTTTTCAGAACGAAGTTGATCAATAGGCATACGAGCAATTTTACTTACTTGTTGTAGAATATCTTCTTTAGTAATAACAGTATCTTTACTACCACTCACTCTGCGTTTCGCGCAAGCGGTATCAATAAGATCAATAGCCTTGTCTGGTAGTTTTTTATCCGTGATAAACTTAATACTCTTATCAACTGCTGTCTCTATTGCCTCGTTGTGTATTTCAAGACTATGGAATTTTTCATAATACTTTTTAATACCTTGTAAAATATCCACAGCATCGTCGCGTGATGGTTCATCAATAACTAGTCTAAAGAATCTACGCATCAACGCTCTATCTTTCTCAAAACTTTTTCTAAAGTCTTCCCAAGTTGTGCTCGCAATAACTTTAATTGCTCCGCGTGATAACGCAGGTTTTATCATATTGCTAAAATCAACACCACCTTGGCTGCCGGTCTGACCAGCACCACTCATCATGTGTGCCTCATCAATAAACAATATTGCGTTATTTACTTTTTCCAGTGCGTGTAAAATATGTTTAATCTTTTCTTCAAAGTCACCTCTATACTTACTGCCAGCAAGTAATGAGCCAATCTCTAAACTAAAAATAGTATTGCCTAGTAGATTTTGCGGAACGTCTTCATGTTGTATACGATATGCTAGTCCTTCTACAACTGCTGTTTTACCAACACCTGCGTCGCCCACCATAATAACATTGTTCTTTGTTTTGCGAGCAAGTGTTTCAGCAATATCGTTAATCTCGCGTTGTCTTCCGATAACGGGATCAATCTTTTCTTCATTAACGAGGTTGTTTAAATTAGTGCAATACTCTTCAAGTATCTGTAACGCTCTGTCTTGTATACCTTGTTTATCATTTGGACCACAATAAGTTTTGTTATAAAATTCAATAAGGTCCTCGGGTAGAACTCCATATTTTCTCATAATCCATGAAGCATAAGAACTATGTTCGTTGGTAATACTGACGTATAGATCTATTGTTTGGAACTTTTGTCTACCACTAAACAATACTTGCGTAAATGCTCTGCTAAAAATTCTTTCTAGTGCATGTGTTTTCTTTGGACGCACTTCTGTTACATCTACAATATCTTCAAAACGAGATTCAAGTATACCTTCAAGTTCGTTAACTAAATTATTGTAATCAACGCCAAACTCTTCTAGCATTGTTTTAAAGTTCTTTGTTCTCAATAATGATAACAATAGGTGCTCAGTTGCAACAAATTTGTGATTATAGTCTAAAGCAATTTCCATTGCTTCTTCTACTATTGCTTCTATCTCGGGGTTTTGATCAAACATTGTTTTCTCTCTCGTGAAAAGTTATACCATCTAGATGGTCTAGTTCATGCATAAAGCATCTTGCAGACAATCCTTTTAAATCCATTCTTTTTTCGTTGCCTAAATAATCACAAAATTTTACTTTAATGGAATTGGGTCGGCTTACTTCTATTATTTCTCCTGGAAAACTTAAACATCCTTCTTGTCCTAGTTCGCACTGATCGCTCTCTTCTTCTATAGATGGATTAAAACAATACATAAATCCATCCTTTAAATCTTCGCCATACATAACAAACAATCGCTTGCTTATACCTACTTGAGGTGCGGCTAGACCAATGCCTTTGTTTTCAACCATAAAAGAAATCATATCTACTGCTAACTTTTGTAGTTGGAATGGCTTATCAAATTTTACTTCTTTAGCTTTATTCCGTAGAACTCTTTTAGTAAGTTTAAGTTTTCGCTCCATAATAATATTTAGTTTATATTTTTTAGTATGTCTTGTATTAGATTCTGTTGTTCTGTTGTCAAGTTTGTTGGTATGCTTATTTTTAATTCTACTAATAAATCTCCGTAGACGTTACTGTCCATAATGGGCATACCTTGTCCTCGTAAAACCATTTTTTGCCCGGGTTGAGCGCCATTAGGTATTTTAACTTTTAGTTCTTTTTCTGTTAATGTTTTAATAATTTTCTCTGTGCCAAGCATTGCTTCAAAGCAGGTTAGGTTTATAACTGTAAATAAATTTTGTCCGCTTCTTTCATAGTGCGGATCGTTTATTACATCAATCGCTATTAGCAAATCACCAGCAGGTGCTCCATTTGCCGCGTTATCTCCTAACCCGCGCATACGCATCGTTTGCCCTGCTATAACACCTTTTGGTATTTGAACGTCTAGCGTTTTTGTTTCACTGCCAGCGTTATACTTTACTCTCTTAGTGCAACCTTCATATGCTTCTCGCAATGATACGTTTATTTTTATGTGAATATTTCTATTACGGGTTTGCTGGTGGCGTTGTCTAAAAGGACTCCTTCCGTTTCCAAACATTTCACCAAATATATCTTCTACATTAAACGGGTATTCAGCATCACCTGTAGACCATACGTGTGGGCCATGGCCAAAGTTATGAGCGTGTGGTGCTCCATACTTTCGTAAGTGGTCGTACTCTTGTCGTTTGTCGCTTGATAGCACATCGTTTGCTTCGTTTATTTCTTTAAACCTGTCAGCATTACCCCCTTTATCTGGGTGGTTTTGTTGTGCTAACTTACGATATGCTTTCTTAATCGTGGAGGCATCTGCATCTGCGCTTACGCCAAGTATGTTATAGTAGTCTTTATTTGGATCCATATACTACGTAATTATAGCATAAAATAACAGGAAAGTCTATTTTTTTAACTGTACAATGTATCAATTGGAACCCAGGCAGTTCCGTTGTATCCTTCGAATCTACTGTCGGTTGTATTGAATCTGATTGTTCCGGTAGCGGGAGAGACTGGTCGCTGTGCTGTAGTTCCTGAAGGAATAACAATGCCGTCTGTGCCTGTAAATGTGGGGCCTTCCGCAGGTGCTTTAGTATCAAGTTGTGTTTGAATAGCACTTGTGACACCACTGACATAATTAAGTTCTGTTGCTGTTGCTGTAACCAATGTGCCTGCTAATTCAAGTCCGTCTGCACTGCCATCATGTGCCGCAATATTAATATTATCACCGTCAATCTCCATGACTTTCGTCATGTCAACCGCAGTAAATCCTGTGTCTACAGTAGTAGTTTCACTGTCTTGTGTAGAGTTTATAACCACATTAGACTTTTGGTCACTTGCTCTAGGTATTACATCAATGTCTACAGTAACAGTACCGTATAAATTAGCGTTATGAATATACTGAAATGCAATTACAAATCCTGCAGTGGTTGTTTGTTTGTGCCATAGTTGTGGTTTTACAAATGCTGTGCCATTGTGTTGATCTGTGTAAGTCACACTATAAGCCAATGCAGGAAGTGTCTCAGATCTAAGTGCGGCATTAAAATGCACTATCTGTATACTACCAGCACTCTGTGCCATGATGCGACCACTGACTTGATAGTTTTGGCTATTAGCACTAGGTGTAATAGTTATAATCTTTTGATATTCGTTTTGTGTAAAATAACTGCCAGCACTGGCACCAGTGTATATCTGGTTAAACTTCATCATGTTTGAAGTTGTATACTGTTGCTCAGACTGTGTTATCTTTTTAAGTGTAAGGTCAGCATAACTGCTGATAGTAACATTGCCACTGGTTGATCCATCTTCACTAGTGTTTATTACTGCAAAACTATCAGTGCTTTCATCCCAGATAAGAGCAACATTTGTATCACTACCGCGCTCTACAACCCAACCTGCGTCTTTATCGTTTGCTCCAGATTGACCACTATTAATTCTAATAAGTGGATCTGTTATGTTGGTTGCGTCAAAGTTAATTTGCCCTGCTCTTGGTTTAGTTAATCCCATCGTTTAATCCTTTTTATAATTTTCTTTTAACTGTACAGTGTATCAATTGGTACCCATGTAGTACCATTATATCCTTCAAATCTACTATCGTCTGAATTAAATCTCATCATACCTGCTGATGGTGATCCTGGGCGTTGAACTGTTGTACCGATAGGAATAATTATTGCACCTGTTCCTGGCAATGTTACATCATCTTCAATACTAATAGTCACAGTCTGTGCAGATCCAACTGTATCAATACCTGTGCCACCTGTTACTGTAAGAGACTGGCTGTCTAAATCTACACTTTGGGCACCACCAGTATCGCCCGTAAAATCTAAATCAGATGCTGTTACTTGTGCATCAACATACGCTTTAATAGACTCTGCTGTTGCTATTGTCGTATCGGTAGCCGTAGCAAAAGTATCATCATCTAAAACTGCTGTACCAGAAACTCCTGTATTAATTGCAGGACTTGTTAGTGTTTTGTTTGTTAGTGTTGCAACTTTACTTGCTAAGTATGTGTTCAAGTCATCAGCAGTAACTTGCACCATTGTGCCGTCATCGTTTAATACTAATCTATCTGCATCAACTACTGTTGTTGCTGTAGCGGCGGTATCACCATCGACAATATTAAGTTCAGTTGTTGTTGAAGTGATACCATTTAGTGTGTTTAATTCGCTTGTATTGGCGGTTAATCCTGTTAATGTGTTAAGTTCTGCTGTCGAAATAGTAGCACCATCTAGTATATTTAACTGTGTTGCTGTTGCTGTAACTGCTGTGCTACTTAGTTCTAAACTAGAGGTATTTAATGTAGCGACTTGCAAGTCGCTATATCCAGCAATAGTTACGTTACCGCTTGTGGTTCCATCTTCTGTAGTGCTAATAAGAACAAACTCATCTGCACTTTCGTCCCATATAAGTGCAACATTTGTTAATGCGCCTCTTTCAAATACGGTTCCAATGTCGTTAGTATTTGTACCAGACTGGTCACTGTTTATTCTGACAAGTGGATCTGACACATTGTGTACGTCGTAGTTAATTTGTGCTGATAAAGGACTCGTTAATGACATATTATATTCCTGATGCGCGGTCTATTACTACCGCCTCTCGTTTTTCCATGCCGCGTGTCCAAGCCGCCGCTCCTAGTATAGCACCAAATGCGATGTGGAATAATCCACCACCTTGTAGTGTTAGTGAACTCCACTGTCCTTTAGCATACATAATTGCTAGTGCTTCGGACTGTTGCTCGATAGGCATTTGTAATACATAGCGGAAAATTTCAGCCAAGTCGTTTGGCTGTGCTTGTATTAAGTAGGGTGCTACAATGAAGTCAAAGATACATATTGACAAATATGTAACTGCGGATAATGGTCTCCACATACTGCGAAGCCATTTAGAAATAGGACCGTTTGAATCGCCTGGGTTTGGAGCAATAGGTGTTACTGTTATGTTATCAATTTGCTCATGTTCAATAGCCGTCGTTCTTGATCTTGCCATAATCTACCTTAAATGTCATATTAAATGTAGTGTATTTCTCCTGTACATCTACATCGGTAATCGTAATATTAGAGTCTTTACGTGTTATTACTTTATTGACACTCTTGGAGTGATTGACTAGACCTTTATATATAAAAGTACGATCTATTTTTTCTTCGTTTATTACGCCAACAAATAATGTGTTAGCACTACATGTATTTAGTATTTCCTGCGTATATTTCTTTTCTATATCATTGTTATTAGAAAAAGGATAGCAATTTGTAATACAAATTTCACCTATATGATATGACTGCATATGTCTGCCAGTCAAACTGTCACTTTCCTCATAATTTTTAAACTCGGTAACTGCACATCTACAACCAGAACCAATTGTGGGGTATTGGCTAGTAGTAAAACATAGACCTATAGTCTCCCAATCGCTACTATCAGTAGGTTTATAGTTTGTAACATACTGCATTGGCACATCAAATGTTTTAAATGCTACTGGATAGGGAAGTTTTTGGAAGAAACACAAATCGTAGTCTTTTATATCGATTGTGTATATAAAGTCGTCTAGATCTTGCCACAGATGACTAGACGTCAGTACTTTTAGGGTTTTGTTCATCGGTTGCATCCTTTAATGAGTCGACATCAGATTTATTAGCGATGTGAGTCAAAAGGTTGTCAACTTTTCGTTGAAACCATACGCCCATTTTGGTGTCTTTAAACCACATCCAAAATGCTGATGCTATTATGTTAAGGAGTATTACTCTGATTAATATCCACATATAGTATTTATGCGAATATTAACCAGTGTAACAGTTAGATGAACTACTTTTCGTTATTTTGTTTATAGTATTTTTCGTAAGCAACAATAATCGCATTTTGTTGTTGAATTAACTTACGAAGTGCGGCTATATTCATGCTTAGGTTCTCATAACCCTTATCTGTTAGACCGAATATAGCACCATCGATGTTGTTCTTTTCAAGTTTGTAAAAAACTTCTTCGTAGTTGTCAACAGTGATAATAGTCCATTCGACGTCTTTTGCCTCAAATGGTTTAATTGATGGTAGTTCTATATCAATTCTTTCAACAGGTTGCACGACTACAGGTTTGTTACCTTTTTTGGGAGTTAATGAGCATCCTTGCAATGCAAATGTAGATATGATCAAAGCAATTGTAAATAATTTTATTCCTTTCATCTTTTATTCCTCTTCTGGCTTGTAGTTAGGATTGGCTAGTGAAGGGCATTCAGAGTTGATTTGACTTGGTTTTACTGCCGCTATTTCTGCTTCACTAAGCGGACTTCCGCTTAATATTTCAAAACACCTCAGTGCATTTTTGGATGCATTAGTAATGACCTTACCAATTGGCCCTGGTTTATTTTCAGCAAGTTTGCCGATATCGCGTGTGCCAAAATACTTAGACACTTTGTTAAATTTCTTTTCAAGTCTGTCATAACTATCTTGGGCGTTATCAAACTTTGTTTCAAGATCGTTTAAAACTTGTGTCATAAGCATACGGTCTTCTTCTGCACGAAGTCTTGCTTCTTCTGCTAAGGCTAATTGCGTTTCTTTAATAGCCATTTCCGCAATCATACGTGCTTTTTCTTCCTCGTTATTTTGATACCATACGTAACCACCGCCAGCACCTGCAAGAACGATTAAGAGTAGTATTGAGTTAAATCCAAACATAAATAGAGTCCTCTTGTTAGTATACTAAGTATACTATAAATTTATTGATGTGTCAAGTATTTACTACTTAAAGGGGATTCGGGCGTTGATCTTGAGTTGTTCTAACTCTTTTAGCATAGATTGCTGTCTTGCCATAAACAAGTCATAATCTTCAGCATTTAGAGGAATTCTAGAGATAAGTTCTTGATAGTTAAGAGTTTTTTCGCTTTTATAATGCTTAAATGAAAATTTTTCAACACTAGTAAGTCTCTCTAAACCATCTAAAACTTCCTGAAACATTGTAGGGAAATTTTCGCTTCTTTCAGATTCTACAAACACAACAAAGTCGCCGTCAATATTTTCACTTGATACATTATCAGCGTCGATTATTTCCGTATAACCTCTTTCTAAAAATGAAACCATATCTTCACTTGCATTTTTAGTTTTAACGTAAAATGCTATAACAATAATATCTCTATCGTCACCTACTTTACTTTTGTGTTTGTCAACACGAACAATGGAGTTTACTAATCCGCCCAAATCGCCTTCGGTAAGATCTTCGTTTAACTGATTCATTATATTAGTTCTTCTTCCATTTCAGGAGCGGCCGCCGCTTGATCTAAGTTTTGCTGTTCTGCTTCTTCAACGTCTTGTAGATCAATAGTTTCTCCAGCATATTCAATAGAACCACGCTCAATACTAGTCATTAAGTCTCTAGGTATTTTAATAGTAACAGTCCAAATTGGTGATTCAATTGTTTTAATATCTTCATAATTCGTATTGTCACCCACAGGGCGTCTTGGGTATGATTCTAAATCTTTAACTGGCCTTGTTAAATTTGTTTTCTCATAGGTAACAGTAATACCATAATCTAACAATCGTTTTGCTCCTAACGGATTAGGCATTAGTTTATATGGCCACATAAATGCACACTCTACAAAATGTCTGCCATGCGCCGGCCCACTAATTAATTCGCCCTTTTTCCAGTTATCAAAAACGTATAGATCAAGATTGTCTAATACACGCTCAAAATCTAATAGATTCTGTAATGCGTTGTCGCTCATATAAACATTTTTGGTATTATCTAGAACATCATACAGTTTAATTCTGTTATCTTGCTTCATATACTTATTTATACTAATTAAAGTATCTACGGTAGTCTCTAGGACCACCGTACCAATGTACTTCTGTATGTAAGTTTTTAGTATTAGCCTTTAGTATATGCTCTTCCCACCAGTCTGGATGCTCTACTGTACAATGTGCGTTTTCACCGTTAGGCAATATTTGTATAGCGAGTCTTGTACATATAGCAAGATATACAAATTTCTCTGCTCTTTCAAACATTTGCGTTAGTGTTTTTGGTATTGCTACCGCAGGAATATGCTCTAATACGTCAGTTGAAATAACACCGCAGAATGTACCATCTGGTAACGTGCTATGCTCTGGAAATCCTGGATCATACAAGAATATATTTTCATCATCAATATTAAAACGTCTATTAGCATGGTTATCAGTGTATTGCCTACCCTTACCACATCCATAGTCTAATACAGTTTTAGCATTGTGCTTGTTTACTAGTATCTCAATTTGAGGTATTTCTTTACCTAAACTTACTCCAGGAAACTTATCACTGTCAGTGTGTGCTTGTTTGTATTGTTCTATATATTTTTGTTCTAAATCCATTTTATTACACCATAAAAATATTATTAGCGTTTCCTGATTCTATAATTTCCCTGGTGCGATCTGTTTTTAAACCTGTCAATAATAGTGTAGTTCTAAGCGTATTAGAAGCATTTGCTGTTGCGTGAGGAACATTAGCCCAATCAAATGTATGACAATCACCTGCTTTCCAGTTTGTATACGTATATGTTCCGTACTGATAAAACTGACCAGGTTCCCAGTCAGTAAGAAATATTGATATTCTGCAGATTTGTTCTGGATTCGATGGCTTCCAATCCCATAGTTTATCAATATGTCTGTTAAACATTTGTCCAGTGTGTTGGACATGACTGCGATATTTTTTCTTTAATCCTTCTGATAAGTCTGTGGATTCAGTTAGTGCAAAGTAATCACACATAGATTTAAGCACTGGTAAGTTTGAAAAGTCGTCAAGCATATTAGATAGTTCTAATTTAGGATCGCCGTGGCCTTGAAGAATATCATATTCTTCTTGCTCAAGCATCGGAGACACATCATCATATTCGCCAAAATACTTTCTAGTTTCCCAACTAATTGCTTTGCTCTCATCGATAATTGTTTGCATTTCTTGTTGCCAAGATTCTGGATTTGGAAATCTTCCTAAGATCTTAAACCACTCACCTTCTTTATCTTGTCTTTCATTATCGAAATGATATTCGCTGTTTGAAACTGTCCAATCCCAACTGCTTTTATATGTAGCAGGATCTGTTAGTTTTTTATTCCAATCTGTAGTGTGCATTATGTATAATCAAGTCCTTTGTCTTTTCTTACTATACTATTTACTAAAATACCAATGCTAATTACAATGCAAATAAGAAAAATAGGATGATTGTATATATTAAACAGTTCAAGCCATCTAAAATCTGCCATTGAACTGAGACCAGGCTTCCATTGCTTATATCCATATAGTTGCAATGTTCCCCAAAAATACTCATCAATCTTAAATGCTACAACATATGCGACAAGAATAGCCGGCCTACTTATGTTAAACATTTTACATACAACACCAATCGCGCTTAGAATGGCTAATAGTGCCAAATCTTCCCAACCACCTGTATATTGCATATTAGCGTAGACAATTACTCCTAGAATAAATGTTGCGTAAATCCAAAAAGGAACTTCTAAGATTTTTAGAATATACTTGTATAAGAATATACTTAATAATGCTACACCCACTGTTCCAAATATATAACCAAATGCTAAACTGTTTGTAAACTGTAGATCGTCTAGTAGACTAGGCGTGCCAATTTCCATACCAAAATACATACAAATTGCCATAACCATAGCCGCAAATGGTGCGGCTGGTATTCCAAATAAACACGCAGGTATCATACTAGATACTTTTTGTGCGTTATTTGCTCCTTCACAGCCTAGCAATCCAACAGGGTTGCCTTCACCAAACGGAACTTCTTGATCATCTTCTTTGTGTGCCGCTTTTGTGGCGCCGTATGCTAGAAAGTCGCCTACTGCTCCTCCTACACCTGGTAATAATCCAGTAACAAACCCGATTAAGCCACCGCGTATCATATCTTTCCAATTTTTTCTAACGTCACCAAAGCCTTGCTTTAAGCCTTTCCAGTAATTACCTTCAAGTGGTGGCGCCGCTGATTTTAATTGCCTTCTAAATCCGTCTAATAATTCTGGAACTCCAAACAATCCTGAAAGCAACACAACCATTCCAATTCCATTTTGTAAGTATTCCCAACCGAAAGTTAATCTTGGATTACTTACGACATCTTCTCCTACCATACCCACTGCTAGTCCAAATATAATAGCACAAGTGCTTAGGAAGATACTCTTGCTGGCTACAAAGCCTACGCAGGCTAATGCCATTGTCATAAATCCTAAAAACTCCGGGCGTCCAAATAATACTATAATTTTTCCATAGTATGGAAGTAAAAAGAAAGTTAATGCCGCAAATACGACACCATTAAATGTTGAATCAGCAATAGCAATTCCCATTGCTCTCGCCGCCTGGCCCTTCTTTGCCATTGGATAGCCGTCAATAACACAGGCCGCTGTTGTACTTGCGCCAGGTATACCAGTAAGAATACTAGTATAACTATCAGCACTGGCGCAACTTGCTACAATAGCAGTTAAAAAGACCAATCCTAGATAAGGATCAGCCATAAAGTATGCGCCCATACTAAAGACAGTTATCAAGGCGGTAGTAACACCTGCTATAGGAATAATTCCTACTAACATTCCATAAGCGGTGCCAACTAACGCCCAGATAACATAATCCATAATTTTAGTCTAAAAGTTCAGGCTTATAAACTGATGGGAAACCATATGCTTCTTGGTTCCATCTAACTGCGTCCCTAAGGGCTTTCTCTGTAATTAAAGATTTTAGTGCCGCCAATAATGATGGACCATCTTGAATCCACGGATATACTCCCGTCTTTGCGTAAATTTCTGCTGATGCAACCGGATCATTAATCATTGCAGTTACAGCCGCTTTAACTTTTGCCGCATTTGGATTACCTTTGTTCATCCAAAGTGATTTTTGTATTGCATCACGCCAGTTACGAGTAAGTTTATATGCGTTATATAAATCGCCTGAAGGTCTTTCGCCCCATAGTGACTCATAAACATCTTCAAACTGTGTGTTAGGAAAGTTTGGATCTGCAATTTGTACATTGTTTTCTAGATCTAGAATACCGTGTGTAAACCAAAGTTCGTTGCCAGCGATGCCTTCGTAAAAGCGTTTCCAAGCCGCTGGTGATTCACGGGCAACATCAAATTCTCCGTTTTTAAATCCTAGGCGCTTTTCACCGCCTGATACACCGTTAACCCAAATAACACGCTCTCTCCAACATGCCAAGTATTCATCGACAGTGTTGTCGCCTTGTGGTCCACATAGTAACATTGCAACTGCCGCCGCATCTGGTTCAAAACCTGAGCCGCCCGCAATTGTCCAAGTTCCTTCTTTTTCTTGGGCACCTGCGTGTTTACCTAATACGATGTCGTTGTTCATTGAACCAATTAGTTCATAGTCAAAGTAGTTGTAATCAACCTTGTCTAGCAAGTATGATACACCATTACCACCGTGAGCAACCATAATTGTTTTGTCATCAAAACGTAGGCTGTTGTGGAATTTATTAAATCCAGGAATATCTCTTGCACCTGGAATATGGCGTACTACTACTGGTTCACCAATGAACTTTTCTAGGTTTTTTGCAATAATTTCGCTCCATACCGAAGTACCCTTACCAGGTGCTTGGGGAACAATCAAAGTATAATCAGCTAATGCTGGTAGTGCGATGCCCACCGAAAGCATAAGTGAAAGAATCAAACGTTTCATCTAATTTCTCCTTGTTGAATAATGTTGTTTAATTTTGTTTATTCGTGACGAGTATTCGTGACGAGTACTCGTGACGAGTGTTGGGGGGATAACTCTAATGAACTTCTTTCGGAGCGTTATTAAAGTTAGTATATTATTTATCAATTAGTACAGATTTACTATAATTATTTTGACCACCATTCAGTTCCCGGTTTTGCATGTTCTTGTATCTTAGCACGAGCTATTCTATCTAACTCCGTCTCTTTAACAGGGGAAACGTACTTGGCATTGGCATTGGCTTTTAAAATTTCATTAATTAATGGATTGTCGTATGCAATGGGGAAATCTAGTATCTTACTAAGATATTTTAAATATCGATGTTCGTATAGGCATAGCATTTCATGACTAATATAATCTGGGTTTAGATTTACTAGTTGTTGGTCAATTGCTTCGAGCATATGCATATAAGTTACTCGACTGCGTAATCGTTCTTGTTGGGCTTCTAATATGGTTTTATCTCGGCCAATAATTGCCACTTGAACTGACCATCCGTTTTTAGTTGCCCCATTAATAAATTCTTTAAACGGAGGTATTGTTGTTACTCCATTTTGAACATAAGGAACAGAAATACTGACGCAGGCATATTTGTAATTTCCAAAGTCCGCAGTGTTCCATTCAGATGGATTATTCCAGAACTTATTAAAAGGTTCTAAATCGTGTGCTACCCAATAAGTCTCATTAAGTTCCTTCCAACCAAAGACTTCCGGATGCAACTCAAATACTTTGCTGTACATGTGGTTTCCGGACCCCTGTGGTCCAACTAATAGCAATAACTTTTTATTATCCACTCTGTTACTTTGCCCAAACAAAATACATTCTATTCTTGTAATCTGTACGCAAGTCTAATACAGTAACTCCTAAAAAGTCTGCTGTATTAATAATAAATGTAGGTGTCCAATCATAAAACTGTATCCAATCTGCCTCCATTGGATCATGCTTTAAACCCGGATTAACTCTAAAGAATATTTTACCACCGAGCGAGGTTAGTTTAACTACACGCTCTAACTCATCGAGTATTTTAGTCGTGTCGCCAAAATTGATAGAGCCTAAACACAATACTACATCATACGTAATATCGGGATCGTAATCCATAATGCCTTGCATAACGTCTGCTTTTGGATTATATGGATCTAAACCTGTCAGATTATGTATGTTTCCTCTAAACTCATTATATCCGCATCCAACATCTAAAACATTCTTTGGATTAAGTTTATTAACTTCATTAATTAAAGCAGGGCCACTATATTTGTATTTTTTAAGTTCGGGTTGCCATACTCTAGAAAAATATTGTTCTAATACTTTGTCGTCTACTTTATCTACTAACTCACCAATGTGATTAAACGAAACATCATCTACCCATACATTAAAAATACCCTGTATGGATTGGCGTAGTTTGTGTTCGTCGCGTAGTATTTGAGTAGAGGTTTTAAACATATCCTCTAGTTGTTTTAGGATTTTTAAATTCACAGTACACACACCTTTAGATCGTTTTCTTTGTATATTTGATAAGGATTACCATATGGTAGTGCAATGCCCAAGGCGTAACTTAATTGTTCGTTGTCCTCAACATTCCATTTTAGTTTATGTTTTTTCATAAATGCCTTTATGTGTTTGTTTTGTAAAGCAATTTGCTTCTTCATATTGGCGTCATTTTTATACCAAGCGTAATTCGGATACTTGATATCAAATCCGCCAGCTTCTTTCCACCAATCAAAGCAACTACTGTTTGATCGATATACTAATACTATTTTAGCATAACTCCACGTTTCATGCAAGTAACCTAAGCCTGTTGCGAACGTGTGGCTCTTAATAATTCTATACTTGCTTTTGTTCAGTATGCCTTTAAATGGTTTATTAAATTCTGCTTCGTTTTGTTTATCATCTCTGCTACTAATATCGTTAAACCAATTGCCGTATTCCATACCTGGATCAAAGTATGATCCACGGTGTGTTGCAACACCATGAGTGTATTGTCTTTCTTCAGATTGGTCTGTGCTATCTATTGTTTTAGAACTGCTGATATTTGCCGCAACGCTACTCCAGCGCGAGCCTGGCGCGCCAGTAAGGAAAATGTAACTCATACACTTACTTATATATGAGTTACATTATTTCGTTAAACTTTGACTAGTCTTCGTCGCCGTATATTCTTAATACTTCTTCCACAACGACGTGGCGTCTAATGTCTTGTTGCTCGAACTCTATGGATCTAATATGATCAGCATGATATTTGTTTAACAAATGCTGAAACTCATATAAACCATTATCTCTCATTCTGTCACTTTGGTTCAAGTCACCAGTCACTACCATTCGGGAATCATCACCTATGCGTGTTAATAGCATTTTCATTTGGCTTCTTGTAGCATTTTGCATCTCATCTGCAATAATAAATGCCCGCTTAAATGTTCTGCCTCTCATATATGCTAACGGAGATATTTCAATAATATCCTCATCAATCATACGTGAAATATTTTTTAATGAATAATACTCTTTAAATACGTCAAAAATTGGTCTTGTCCACGGTTCCATTTTTTGTTGGATTGTTCCTGGCAGAAAGCCGTGTTGTTCATCCACTTCTACTGCTGGTCGTGTTAATACAATTTTATCTATTTTATTTTCTGAAAATGCTTTAAGTGCGGCTAAACATGCTAACATTGTTTTGCCTGTGCCTGCTGGTCCTGATGCAAATACGATTGTATTGTGCTGGTTTAATAATAAATCTATGTAATCTCTTTGGTTAGTTGATCTTGCCTGTAATTTAATGTTAGGCTTTTTTATATACTTTGTTTTTCCATAATATTTTTCAAACTCAATGATATTTTCGTCCATTAAGTCATAAGCGTTGTTACTGCGACGTTTATGACGAGTTCTTCGTCTTGACATTTTCCACCTCGCTTAATTTTAAATTCTACACAGTAATTGTGTAGTAAAAATATTTAATGTAAGAATCGATTAAATTATAGTGCAATATATTCATTATAAAAGTTTAATAAATAAATTTCTAATAAATATTCTTAATGGATAACAAACATATCAATATTATAATCTATGATGATTTAGATAATTCCGACGAAGAATATAACGAACGTGTAAGAGGAATCACAAAACATTTTACATGGCTGTCAGACAAAGATATCTCTATAACTACTGATCTTAGCAACACGCTAAAAGAACTTGCAAACAATGTAAAAGAAGAAAACAAGTGGGCATTAATTGTCACCACTGGGCATGCTATACATACCAATTCAAAAGATTTTTTTAACTTAGCAGTGAAAAAATGTGAAGAAGCAAACTCTCCATTAATGGGTCATGTATTACATAATCCTGCACACGACTATTTTCCTTATCCGTACTTACATAATCAATGCATAGTATTAGACTTGCTTGTTTGGAAAGAAATCGGATGCCCGATGTTCGAATGGGTCCATCCTGTTGACCATAAAATAAACAATTTAGTTAGGAGTGCAGAAAACTTTCACGACGAGTACACGCCTCACTGGGTAGGCCCTGATAAGACTGACGAAGTCGTAACCTTAGAACACAGAGAGTTTGGCAGTGTAGTAATAGAAAAACTTGCAGAGGCAGGGCATCGTATTATTAACTTTGACGACGAACTTAGACTGCAAAAGTGGCATCTATATCCTACTGTCGAATACGAAACACTTAATAAGTTTTTTAAAACAGGAGAAATAGACACAGAGTCTAATCTGTATAAAAGTGCTATATATCAGGCAGTACAGCAAAAAGAATCTTTAAACCATACCGTTTACATACTTAACACAGAAGGAATTATAGCTGCTCCTCTTGGGCAATGTGATGATATAAAAACTCCTGTTGACCATTATATTGTAGTTGCAGGAGGATTTAAACCAGCACTGCTTGCACATACATATGGTCACCATAAAAATACAAAAATAACAGTTATGGATATTAGCGATGCAGGTATAAACTTCCAAAAATATATGAGAGAAAATTGGAATGGTGATCTTACAGTATATCCGCGACATATTCTTGATTTTGGTAACGCTTACCTTGATTATGATTTAGCGTGGTGCAGTTGGAATTCTATGGAAAGTGAGATAAACAAGTTTTTAGAAGAAGTAAATTTAACTTCAAGCGAGTTTCAACAAGCATGGCAAGAATATTGCAATATAGAGTGCGACTATGTTAAAACAGACTTTTTAACTGATCCTAGCAAACTAATAGAAGCCATTAATACAGGAGAAAACAAAAACTTTTATATATGGGTTAGCAACGCCTTTGATATGACTTGGACTGTTTTCATGTTAGGACAAAAAAACACGATGGATAAGTTTGATTCATTGCTAAAGCATTTTGAAGAATCTAAAAACAATATTACTATTGAGGCGAGGAATCTATATAGGACGTATAACTGTTAGGAACCACATTATTCCAATATTCGCTCGCTTCGCCGCCGTGTATAATCATATGATATCTGTTTTCATTACTGCGATTCCAAACACAATGATTGTAACTAGTATTAAATGCCATAGCACCTCCTGAATCTTTAAAAGGAACTATACCTACTCCCTCGACAACCATATTACAATCCTTTGGATTGTTAAGACTAATATTAACCGCACATAAAGACCAATCATCTGCATCATTGTGCGGTGTTATATAACCGCCAGGGGACAATCGCATATAGCGAAGTCTTTGATAACACCCATATGGAAACTCATTTTTAAAATACTCTGCTGTGATAGGGCATAAATCTGCTACTTCTGTCCAACTATGTTCTTGTCCTGCGTGTTCAGGATATGATTGATCTGAGTCTGTTTTAGTTGCGCCGTAACCATGTATACATAAACTTGCCCATCCCACGCTATAATCATCTCGATGTGGAACAAACATATGGTCTACAGACTTTGCTTCTTCTAACATTTCTTTCCACGGCCCGTCTATCAATAGCGGGAGATAAGGTGTGGTTTTGTGTTCAAATTCCTTAGGAAAAGAATATGTAAGGTTAACGTTAGAATTATAAAATTCTTTTAAGTCCATGCAGATATTTATACTAAATAGATTTATGCGCCTCACTGAAAAGAATAAACACGTTTATTGCCCGGCGCCGTTTCATGAACAGATGGTTGATTCCGATGGAACATTTAAACCATGCTGTTCTGCTAGACACACCATTCGCAATGATGACGGTACAGAAGCCAATATCGCTAATAATACACTAGAAGAGGTTTGGAATAACAAGCACATGCAGGAAATTCGTCAAAATATGATTGACGGAGTCAAACCTTCCAATGACATGTGTGAGAATTGTTATAGTCACGAACGACAAGGTACTGGCAGTAGTAGAATAAACGAATTAGATCAATACAATGACTATGTAGATACTCCTATTGTCGAAGAACTTCCCGATTACTACGATTTAAGATTTGGCAACTTGTGTAATTTACAATGTATAATGTGTGATCCTCACTATAGTTCGAGATTAATGACGGAACAAGAAAAAGTATTTGATCTATTAAAACAAGAAGAGTTTAGTAACAATAATTTATATTCTTGGTATAAAAATTCTAATACCGTATGGAATAGATCAGATGCACAAAAATATACTTGGCCCACTAATAATAAAATTTTTGATCAGATTACGTCGCAAATGGCAGAATCGAATTGTAGAAAAGTCTATGTTAACGGTGGAGAGCCTACTTTACATAATAAGTCACTAATTAAAATGCTCAAACTATTAATTGAAAATGGGCAAGCAAAACATATAGAACTTTGGATTAATACTAATGCTACAATTGTTGACTTAGAGTTTTATAAATTGCTTAACAATTTTAGACAGATACGTTTAATGTTGAGTATAGACGGTATAGAAGAATCATTTGAATATATCAGGTATCCTGCTAAGTGGATTATAATAGATTCTAATATTAAAAAAATTACAAATTTTATAGCAAGTTTAAAAGACGTTAATAAGTGGAACGTAGAATTTCAACCTACGTTTCAACTACTTAACCTATTAGATATTAATCGAATGATCGAATATTGGCTAGATGTAAAGAAAAATATAAATTGTTCTTTTACTTTAAATAAATTAAATAATCCACCGTGGTACGATGCTATAATTGCAAATGATGCCATTAAAAAGAGTATTAGTGATGAGACCCATTTAATACAAAATACTGATCGAGATTTTTTAATAATAAAATCCTTTTTAAGTAACAGTTTAATGCCTCAACATTCATTAAATGAAAATAATCGCATAGAGTTACTCGATAGTACTGTGGCAATACACGAAATCTATAAAAAAACTAGAAATATAGATTATCTAAATATGTGGTTTTATAATACAATAGAAAAATTAAAATAAGTGTTTATAATACTGCCAAGTTGTACTCTTAAATACTGTACACGGAGAAAACAATGAGTTTTTTAACAAAACATATACGTGATACAGAAAATCCACAAACATATTTGCAACACTTCCGCGTTGCGTTTGTTAATAGTTTGCGACTACTTTATGCGGCAATGCTTGGTATTGTCCATGCATTTTTTCCGTGGTGGTTTCCTTTCAATACATCTACCGAAATAATCAAATGCTTTAAAATTATTGTTCGCACTAAACGACATAAAGCAGAATTAAACGAATACTTAGGTCCAGACTACGTATTAGAGAAGCATTTACAAGAAGAAAAAAGTAAAAAGTAGCAAAACAATATTTTATATACTTTTAATTACTATATCTTTTAATACATCTGTTTTATCGACATAACCAGTTTCCGTGCCAAGACTGCTAACAAATCTTTCTCCTTGTATAACTCTGCCTATAGGCATGCCACATTGCAAGGGCCCAGGTGTTATGCCATTTTCTTCTAAAAAGGTTAAAAAATCTGGGTCTAACGCCCAGTCTCGTTTGCCTATTGAAAAGGATCCAGAATAATATATGTTATGAGTTATATCCCATTCTTTTGGATCGTCATAGTCATAGTAGGCCCTGCTATAATCTTTTCCCTGTATTTGGCATAGCGGAAGCCAAACATCATATTTTTTTACATCGTTGCTGAAAAATTTAAAATCTTCTCTTGTTATTGTTTTTGAGAAATATTGCGCCTGATCAACAGGTATCTTAAATTCAACAGTGTATTCATTATAAACACTGTCTGTATTCACTAGTTTCGATAATCTCGGATTATCCAAATGTGGTTCTATATTATGAACTAAATCATTTATTTCATGTAAGAATTTTGAAAGTATTTTGAACTTATCTGTATGATTTTCTGGCAATTCAAAGGTTATATTCGAACCAAACTTCCAAGTAAACACTTCCTCGTCGTCATAGGTTAATGTCCTGTGACCCGTTGTAAAGTGTCTATGTATATCGTTTAATAACTTTCTGCTAACTTCAAATGTGTTATTTTCAAAATCTACTTCACGTGACGGAATAGGAAAATCCATTCCTATCATATTAATTGCATTAATGGTTTCTTTAAGTTTCTCAGTCTTTTCGTTAAGATCCTTATTATACTGCTCGCGCGTTTTTGGGCCCATTCCGGAAACACCTAAGTCTCCAGTTGGATAAGTATCACGCCTAGTAACAAAATGACTTAATTTGATTATTTCGCTTAACTGGTTAAGAAAAAGATCCATCCATGGATTATCAATTAACTCGATTACTATCTTATCTTGCGAGTATAAATTTAATTCTAAGTATTTCATAATAAATGGTACCCGGAGCCGGACTTGAACCGGCAAGGCCATTACAGCCGATGGATTTTAAGTCCATTGTGTTTACCAAATTTCACCATCCGGGCATATGTGTTTTAATTATTAACTTGTGATAGTTCTATAATTGTTGCCGCAAGATTAATTTCAGGATCGGCTGCAAGTGTGTGATTAATTAAACCTTTGCGTATAACAAGAATCGCCTTGTCTGTTCCTTCGTTAGTATTAGACCAAAGTTCCAAATTATCATACATCCAGCGATACATGTCATCTACCTCATCTGGTCGTATTTGTTTACAAAGTAGTTCCCTTGCTTCTCTAAACTTTCCTGCTTTAACTAAGGCAACCATATCTAGTTTATAATCACTTACACTAGAGTCTTCGTCGTGTGTGTTAGTTAGTTTTCCAGTAGTGCTGTTCATTTGCAATAAGTTAATACATTTACGCAAGTCTGGGTATGTCGCTTTAACATAGTTGTCCAACACATCTAAGTCAAACTCAACCTTTTCTTCTAGCAATATGTGCGCCACTCTAGCAGTAAACTCTGTGGGATCAACCTTCTCAATGTGGAAGCCTTGGCATCTACTGTGTAGTGCGGGTATAATTTTGTTTGGATAGTTACACGTTAGTATAAACCTTGCTGTGTCATGATATGTTTCCATAACACCACGCAACGCCGCTTGCCCGTTTGGCGACATATAGTCTGCTTCATCAAGTAGCACAATCTTAAACTCACCAAATGGAAGTGTACTAACAAAGTTTGTTACTTTGTCGCGTATATTGTCTACAGAGTTTTCACGACTTGCGTTAATCTCCAATACATCATATTGGTCGATGTCAAGTGCTGTAATTAGTATTTTAGCAAGTGTTGTTTTACCAACGCCCGCCGCACCACTAAACAATAAATGCGGAATTGCTCCGCTTTTAATCCATCCAGCAACTTGTTTGCGTTGTGCGTCATCACGAAAAACATAATTGTCTATTGTGTCTGGTCTGTATGCTTCAGTCCACAGTTTTTTCATCTGTTGTACCTAAAAATTTATCGATGTGATCTTTGTAATGTCCATAAAAGTAATTAAACAGAAAGTCATATTCAGTCGACATGTCAAAACTATGTCGCTTTTGTCTAATAATCTTTTTATTTTCTAAATCTATTACTATTGATGCTTCTAAAATCTCTTTGTCAGTTAGTTTAGTGCTTAAAGAAACCTGTTCATCCCACGCCATATTTTCTTTAAGATAACCTTTTTTAGCAGATTGCGAAGGATCTCTCGGCTTGCCAATATATTTTACATATAAAAATTTACCTTTCATAACAGTATTATACGCTCCTTAATTATATTTGTCAAGTAACTCTTGAATACCGTCTGGTACTCCGTGGTCGTATTTGGGATACACAACAAACTCAACGCTTCCATCATTATGATAACAACCTGCTTTTACCCAGTCATAATCAAAATCAGTATATTTGACAAATGTTATTATGATATCGTATACGCCATCAAATTGTGTTGTATTTTTAGTTAATTCTTCTACGCACTCTTCCATAGTATCAAAAGGTTGTGCTATTTTAAATTGCTTGCCCGTATTAATTGGTGAATACCCTATTAAGTAGGCTAATATAATAAGTTTAATCATGTAAATATTCTAAAAACAGTTTTTTATATTTTTCCTTATAAGGAACATGTTTCTCGTAGTCAATACCTATGGGTATAGTGTGATTGCAATTAGGCAGATTATCATAGTCAAAGATAGTATGTTGTATATTACTAGTAATATCTTTTATTAAATCTCTATCTCGTTTATAAATGTTAGTATGCTGTCTAATGTCATCTTCTGTTATGTTTAAAACAAAATTTTCTGTTTCAATTTCAACAAATTGCTTACCTTGCTTAGTCCATTTACCAAATCTATTGTCAGGAAACCTGTGCGGGCCTTTCCATTCGTTTAACTCACAGAACATATAACTTAAAAATGCATCCCATGGATTTCGTTGTGCCACATACACGTGATAATCTTTAAGATAGTTTATTGTTCTCTTAGTATCTTTTATTTGTCCGCAATGAATTTTGAGACAGTAATGGCGATTCTCTTGTTTTCTATTTTCTAAAAATTGAAACTTTTGTTCAGTTTCTTCTTTGCTGTCTGAAATATTAAAATATTCACCAAGTCGCCCAGCAATATTACCACTTTTTCGCCATGCATAATGATACAAGACTCCAGAGCCTGTCCTAGGACTAGACAATACTTGATATACACCGATCATAGATGCCAATTTCGTTGATGAAAGTAGGAAGATTCTAAATATTCATTAAAAAATAACTTAGTTTTTTCTAAATCAATAACGTGTTTTTCATAGTCAATGTCAATAGGCACACTGTTTGCGTATATTAATTTATAATTCTTGTTGTATTTGGAAAAGATATTTTGTAATTGTATGTCATGGTCTAAGTCATAGTCAAATACATGAAGATTAGGTAATCTCTTTTCAAACCAATTAAATAAAATGTTACATTTCTTAATCTTATCTATATATTCAATAATATTCTTCTTTGAAATTTTTAAGGTAAATTCTTTCTCGTCAACATCAATTGTTGGAAAGTCTATGTTCCATTCTCCTCGTATATTCTTATGTGACGGATAAAAGTCGCCATATATGGACTTTAGTCTAGCTATATAGACTGTACTTAGAAAGGAATTCCAAGGTTTGCGTTTAATTAATACAACGTTATAGTCTTTAAGAAAATCTAATGTTGCTTCTGGGTTATGTATAGAATAAGACATAAACTTAATACAATAATGCCTGCCTTTGTCTCTCTCTTCGAAGAGAAAGTCGAGTTTTTTATTGTATGAATTTATATCTTTTGCGTCATGAAAATATTCTTCTAAATTTTGCACTTTATTTTTGTCACTGAAGTACCAACACATTTGATTTATAAAGTAAGAACCTGTCCTAGGCCTAGACAGTACTTGGTAAACTGGATAACTCATTACGCAAGTTCTTTATATTTCCTATGATCAGAATGCCCGCCAGTGCTTGCGTTGTCATACTCCGGAGGACGAGTGTCGCTAACTGCGAGTACTGCCTCCGGATCAACCATTCTTACTGTTTTAGTGTCGCCATCAAAAGTTTCTATGTTAATTCCGCGAGTCCAACGTCCATGATCTACAAGTACCCATTGCTCTGGACTAACATCATATTGCTCAGGTCCGGTGCGATATACTTTGCCCCATCTGGGTCTAATGCCACGCTCCTTACCATCGTCATCCATGATGATTATGCCATTTTTTGTTACGGTTTCTCCAGTGCTCATATCTTCGACAATAATTCTGTCGCGAATAGCACGTAGATTACCACTTAATCGATATGTTTTATTATAATGTGGATCTTGCCACGGCTCCATGTTTTTCTCCTATTATAGATCGAGACTGTCTAAACTGCCAGTTACGGCTTTTGGTAATTTTTCGTCCTCTTTTGCTTTCTTTTCTTCAGCAATAGTTTTTGCTTTTGCCGCCGCTTTAGAAATTTTCTTCTCTAAAGCAGATTGCGTTTCTAAATCAGCATCTGTAGTTGTTTGGTCTAAAATACTTTGAGTATTTTTCTTCTTTGATGATGCTTTCTTTGGTGAACTGGATACTTCCGGACTTGGTGTTTCATCAACACTCATGGCAGCTGATACAGATTTAGGTGCCTTATCTTCTGGTGAAATTCTGTCTTCAGTGATATGTCCGACTGTAGCGTTTTTAGCCACTGCGTTAGGATTAGCTGCATAGTAATCAGACACTGCGTCATTTTTACTTTTTACTACTTCGCCGTTAGGACCAATTTCGTCACCTCTGGCATTAACTGGGTTATTGCCGACGGCAAGTGTTTGTTCATTCTTCATAACCATTGCGTCCATATCAATGACCTTACCGGCCGCTGTTCTATATGTTTTTCTTGCTGTATTATCTCTAGCCATTTTATACTCCTAAAATAATATGTATACATTACTATTTATTTAAAAAACTCATCGGGGTCTAAATTATATTTTAAACTGTCTATCTTATGAACACCCAATAAGTATAAAACATGGCTTGCAACGCTAGATCCGCGTCCGACACCCCATACAATGCTATTTTTACGCATAGTGTCTACCATATATTTTAAAAAACGCAATGCATCAAAAAAGTCAATACGTTGGTATTCTAATAGTTCGTGTCCTACTCTCTGCAACTCTGTATCACTACTACACAAATCTAACAAATATTTCGCAATATCTAACTCTTTATATTCTTGCGGCATATGCCAGTTTTGCTGATATTGTTTGTCAAATTCTTCTACTGTAATATCAGGCTCTTTATATGCTATAAGTTTTTCGGCATCAATATACAAACTTTCAACTGCTTTGTTAAATTTCGTTACTTCTGTAATATTGATCTTAGTTAAGTCAACATTGGGATTGTTGTAGAGAACCTCTACAACTTCTTTCTCGTCTAGAACGTAATCGCCGTACTTATTCATCATTTTTTTACATCAATAAGATCGTCGTACTTGTCTTTACCTTCATCAATTGCCGCTCTGTGTCGTCTGCTCATTTCTTCTTGGTATTCTTGTAATACTACTTGTATTTGATTAACGCTATTAAACATTCCCGCTGACGCCGCTTGCGACAGTTTTTTCTGTAAACTGTTTAGTTTTTCCATTAGGTCATCATCCGACAAGTCAGATACCTTTTCTATTAATGGATTGAACATATTAAACTCCTGTGTGCCCGAAGCCTCCCTGTCTATTTGTCTTTTGGCCTGGTGGGGTATCTATTTGCTGTAAACTCATATGAGAATCTTCATGAAATTCTAACTGGGCAATTCTATCGCCCTGTTCTATTCTAAACTTTTCTCCGCTGACATTAATTAGCATAATAAAAGTTTCGTGATAGTAATCGCTGTCAACAACACCTTCGCAATTTGCTACTGTAATTCCATTCTTTAATGCCAATCCACTGCGTGGATGTATGCGAATACTATAACCCTGTGGTATATCAAATATTAAACCAGTTGGAATAAGGCATCTATGGTTTGGCTCGAGAATTATATTGTTTACAAATTTTGGTGAGCCTTTCCAAGCATGATGGGCGTCTAAGTCCACTGGTCTATTGTATTTGTCGAAACTTTTTACATATTGTTTGTGGAAACAAGCGTGAACGTCATAGCATGCCGCTTGGTCTGTTGCCCTAACTGGTTCGTGTGCATCGCTTGATATCTTAAAATAATCAACTATTAAATGTGCGCTCATAACTTACAATCCGTCCTTTCTTCGTTTAACTGCTTACTATATATATTCCTCCACTTCGCATAATATTGTTTATCTGAATACGGCATAGGCAGATAAGGAAACATCTGCTGTACTAATTTTTCTTCTAGTCTAGTTGCTTCATATTCAGCCCAAACAACACATCTTGTGCTAAGTAATCCATGCATTTCTTGAACATAGTGTATTGATTCATGGACTACTGTGCCTACTCCGTATGCAGTTTTTAGATCAAGTGTATCTCTAAAATAGAACGAGCCCCATGAATAAAATGCTTCGGTGTCCACTGATGCTTCACATCCTGAAAACAATTCATTTTGGTTAACTGCATCTGTAAACACGCGACAAAATAATTTTCGGTATTGCGAATCATTCAATATGTGTACTTTTATTTTAAGATCTCGTATTTTAGGATATTGAGAATATACATTATTAACTTCTAATGTCTTTATTACTTCAAGTATAATATTATGAACTTCTGCTCGTGTGGATTCTAATTCACTGTCGCTCAAAGCGAATGAGTTAGATGTCACTAGTAGTAGCAGAATAAGAATATACTTCTTCATACTATTAGTATAGCGTATTTTGACTTTAAAGTCAAAGATATTGTTACGCTAAGTGCTTGATTTTAAACGCTAAATTAGTTTAGATAATAAGGAATCTTAACAGTAGTGCCGTTCAAATCAACTATCAAATAACCTTCAGGTGTTGCTGGTAAAGCAGACCCGGCGCCAACGTTGGCAGCTGTTGCTAAGTTACCCGCATCTAAAGTTAGTATTAAACCACCCGTGCCGTTAGGAGCAATTTCTAATGCTTCGTTAGTGCCTGTTGTAATAGTAGCATCTGCTCCGTCACCTGCAAACTGGACAGCACCTGTGCCATTTGGCTCTAAAACAATGTTTTGGTTTGTTCCGCTTGTTTTAATTGTGCCATTACTGGAACTTGACATCTCAATGTCAGCATCAAAAACAATATCGCCTGCGTTTGAGTCTAATTTTAAATCACCTGCGGCTGTTGTAATTGTAGGCGTTGTGCCACCAATTAATACTGTGCCTGTGCCATCTGGTGCAATTGTAACACTTGCGTTTGATGCAGCTGGTGTTTGGATTGTTGGTGTACCGCCTGTGCTTAATTCTAATGTGTCTGATTGTAGTGAAGTTAATCCTGTTACAGTAGCATCTAAATTAAATGTAATTGTATCACTAGCACTTGATGCTGTAGTAATGTTTGTTCCGCCAGTTAGGGTTAAAGTATCACCGTTAATAATTGTTTCACTTGTGCCACCGTCTGCAGATAAAGGAATGTTAGCAATCGTTCCACCTGACACTGTTAAGTCAACATATTCTTTTGACGCTAGTGAGTTTGTTCCGAATCCTGCTCTGTCTTTATATCCAGCTGGAACATTAACAACACCTGTACCATTTGGTGAAATTGTTAATGATTGGTTTGTTGCCGCTGTGTTAATAATTGCTGTAGTACCTGCAACAGATACTTCACCAGTGCCGTTAGGTGAAAGGATAATATTGCCGTTCGTGTCTGTTGATGAAACTGTATTCCCATCAAGTTGCAAGTTATCTGTTTTTACAGTACCTGTGCCGTCCGGTGATAAAACAATGTCACCGTTAGTATTATACGCACTAATAGTGTTGCCATTAATCTGCAAGTTTCCTAGTGCTGTATCGCTTTGTGTTAAATCCTCAACTAGGATTACAAGACCTCCGTCAATAGTACTGAAGTCATAAGCATATGTTCCAGTTGTTGAGAATGTAATTACATTGGATGACATACCCTGGACAGTCTCGTTACCCAATGTAACTTCTGCTGGCAATGTTAACGTATGCGCTACGTTTGTAATGGTAACAATAAACCTTACTCTACCGCCTTTTCCACTTGCCGGTAAGTTTGTAAATGATAACGTGCTAGACGCATTTAGCGTTGCTGAATGGATTATACCAGTGGCACTGTCTAGCGCAACTGCTCCACCAACCGTACCCAGTGCGTTTACTGAGTCTGCATTGTTTTTCATTATTGCTTTACTAATAATACCAGTAAAGTTAAAGTCGTTTTCAGCAGTTAAACTAACTGAGGTTGTTTGTAATGCCTCAATTTCACTCTTTGCTGATGTAAAATTTGTTTTAATATTCGTAAAATTATCACGGAATCCTTGGCTGTCATTATCTTGACCAGCTACTGGATATGTTCCGTCAATATTGTTTGGGTTTATTGAACTTGCCATTTTTATTCATACACTCCTGTCTGCGGGAATTTTATGTATTTATCCTTTTCGCCCACTTTATGATATGTTTGCGGGGCGTATTCTTTAAATATCACATAATACTTATCGTTATTTAGTGGTACGAAGTCAAAGGTTATACTCTTAAACTGTGCCACATAGTCCTTTACTTGGGTTAATCTTCCAGTAGTACCAACATTTGTACTATCACCAAATATTGCTAATTCATCTGATCTGTCAATATAGTAATTTAGATTAAATGTACTTGTTACACCGTCACCCGTTATTGTCTGCGTTACATCCATAAACTTCATATCATCGCTATCAAATGTAGTTGTGTCTGTATTCCACGTAGTATAAACTCGAGTAGAATACGTATCAGCGTCTATATTATATGACAATGACAAATCTTTGTCCCACTCATATCTGTCAACCTGAAATAAGAAATTGTTCGGATTAAAGTTAGAACGCTTAATTAAAAATTTAATTCTTTCTGCTTCTCCTGGTTTAACATATGCTAATGGAACTACAGTTTGATACTGCAAAATAGATCCGTCTTTTTGTTCAGTAGACATCCAACTTGGAAGAGATTTTGCTTCACTTACTACTTCGCCAATTCCAGCAAGTAATCTATCACGCATGTTTTTAAAACTGTTAGGGTATACATCATATGCTGGATCCCATTCTGTCATATCCACAGAATAATCTGCAATACCAGGCCCGTCGTCTAAACTTGCTCTAATACGCCCACTTGATGCATATATAGGTGCAAAATCAAAACTAGTTCCACTTAAATTAATTAAAGTTTCTTCTGATGCAGATAATTCCTGTACTTCATAATAAATTACCTCATATTCTTCTTTTCCATCAACGTATGAACGGGCACTCTTTAGTTCCCCAAATCGTAAAACTTTAGTATAATGGTACTCTTCCATCTGAGTCAGATAATCTTTTAAGTACTTTGGATTAAGGCCTGATTTAACTAATATTCTTATATCACGCTGTAATCCAAAACGCTCGTCGTTTTTTCTATACAAAGCATCTTGATCAAAAATGTTGAAGTCAGAGGTGAAATCCTGCCACTCTGCTCTATCTTTAAAACTTGGTAACGCTATACAATACACATCTTGCCATGGTTTTGCCTTTAACGCAGAAACAGTAACGCTGTAATTTTGCGTATCACTAATACCAAAGCCGCCGAAGATATTTGCTTCTCCAATCGCACCCGAACCACCACCTCCAGTAAATGTAATTGTAGGTTGGTGTGTGAATCCTTCTCCTTCATTTGTGATAGTCACTGAACTTACAGCATCACCAGTTAAAGTGCATGTTGCAGTTGCCTGTATACCACCACCTCCGGTTATTGTAACGTCAGGAGCAGAAGTATATCCTGAACCACCTTCGATCATTGATATTGAAGAAAGTGGGCCTATAGCACTGTATGCTTCTGCTGTAAAAGTAAAACTACTATCCCAAGTAGTAACAGTTTCTAGTTTACTATCGGTTACTGTAAATGTAGTAGTTCCTTTATCAAATGATGTTGTATTACGAAAAGTAGTTCTTCCAACGATTGCACCGTCTTGTTGTAATTTTAAACCTTGCGGTAATTCCCCTGCATCAATAGAACGCTTTAGTCTAATGAATAAGTTGTCGCCTCCAGGAGAAACTGCATCAATTTTTAATTTGCTAGGCTTTCCTGATATAATTGTTCCTAAATTTATACTACTCATGACCAAATTACCTCAGTTTTGGAATCACCCTCGATACTCAAAGTATATTCTATATAAGGTCCATAAATTGTAATTGCTTTAGGAGGACTATAATCATTGTCAGTAAAGGTGTTCAATGGACGAACTGAAAATGTATAATTTATTTCAGTTGCAGTTTGGGATGGTATAGTTCCGTATATAAGACATGATCCTTTGCTGTCAGTTGCATCTGCATCATATGCCCCATCAAATGTAAGCATCGAAGGAAAATTACCAGTTTTTTCAAATGAAATGGAAGGTAAATCTTCCATTACTTCTCCTTCTAACTTTTCAATATAATAATTATCATGTTTATAGGATCCAATAGTATTAGCAAGAGAAGACATCCACGGTCTAGCAAACTTATATACATCTGCTAACCACATATTATTGGTAGAGTCACATGTAATATTACTTCCGAGATCATCTTCTTGTGTATCTGCGGAACCGCCTATCAATGCATGTACTATAATGTTAAACTGCCGTGTTATGGTGTATACTCCGTCAGTTACCGTAACAGTAAACACATAATCAGTAGTTTTTGAAATTTTTGTAATGCGTCCTGTTAATGCACCGGTTGAACTATTTAGAACTAATCCAGGGGGCAGTAATCCGTCTGTTACTGTGTATGTTAAGTCATCCTCATCAGAGTCAGTAGCCGAAACACTAGTGTTTATTTCTTCACCATCGTGAGTATCTAATAGTTTACCTTCTGCGGTCGCCCAGACTGGCGAGTCTGGACCTGCAACTGTTAAAGTAAAAGTTCTGTCCGCTATTAAACTTTCTGCATCTGTTATTCTAATAACAAATTTACTAGTAATATTTTCACTAACTTCGTATGGAATACCTTTTACCTTACTGCGTTGTGTAGGAATTCCGTCAATTAATCCTGTAGCTGCCATAGCAATGCCACCAGGAAGTTTTCCGGCTAACAATGAAAATGTTAAGCCAGTGTTGTTACTTACTTCTTCAGGATCTCTGCCTACTAATTGTAGATTATAAAACTCTTGTTCTTGAATTGTGCCTAGGCTGCCTGCATCAGTTACCCAATATGGTGCGGCCATTAATTATTTTACCAAGTTGCTATTGCTACTCGGCGCCAAATTGCTGTTGAACCGTCATACGCCGCTGTGCAAATATAAAAATAACTTGCGTCGTATGCAATTTTGCCTGCAAAATCTCCTGCGGCGCCTGTTGCAGCTACTGGTGCTGAATGAGTCATATATAACTCATCAAAGTTATCATTTACTTTGTCAAATGCTGTACGTAGTGGGTCACCTGTACCATCATTCGCTGTTGACCCGATGTTAATTGCTTGTTTAGCCATTATTCTGTCGTCTCCAAAACTAAAATATATCTACTAGTATTTAGTCTATTTTAGTAAGTTCGCCAAGTGGAGCCAGTATACATAACGCCGAATGATTCGCCGTCTGTTATTTTGGCTAAGTTACTTGCGGAGCCGTTAATAGTGTTTCCGTTACGATCCACAGTAAACGTGTTTGAAGAGAACGCACCACCTGCGTCCATAAAATATATTGCTTCGCCAGTTGCTGGTGATCCAGGTAGTGTTGCTATAACAGTGTTACCGCTAGTGTCTACGCCGTATCGCCCTGTTGATGAAGCATTGAAATCAGCTGATCTAATTAAAAATCCTTGCTCACCACTTCCTAATGCTCTAACTCCAATTCTAGCACCATTGGGAGGAGGAGAAGTAAATGTGATGCTTGAACCTGATATACTATATGCTGTGGTTGGTTCTTGCACAATACCGTTGACTGTAACAATTGCAGTTATAGTTGTTGGTGCTACAGTACTCATAGTAAAGATTGTATCAACACCATTTGCACCAGTAATAGTTTCTTGCCCAACAGCAATAATAGGGTCTAATGATGCTGAAACTATCCAATTGCCAGCACCAGTACTGTATCTTAAAGAAGAATTGTTTGCAACACCAGTTGTATCAACATTGTTTAGATCGCCAATATTAGTTGCGGCAATTCTTGTGTTTACTCTAGCATCAGTGTAATACATTGTACCACTTGATACTGTTGCCGCTGGATCTTCTGTTACATCAGCGGTTGATTTAGTTGCCAATCTTGTATCAAAGTCTGTATTATGTCTTGTTGTAGTATAATAAAGATTACTTACTCCTTCTGAAACGCCATCAGTATCGCCTGTAAATATCGACGCAGTTCCCATATCAACATATGTAGCACCATCGTTTGTAAACTGCCATTTGTCTGTTGTTTCATTCCACAGCAATTGAACATTTGTACTAGTTCCACGCTCAACTTCAATACCACTGTCTAAACTTGGTGTTCCTGCTTCGTCTGCATTTAGCACTATAATGTTATCGCCAATTGTAACTGTGTTTGATTCGACTGTAACAGTTGCGCCTTGTACTATTAGGTTACCGCCAATGGTAATATCACCAGCCAATGCATTAGAGATTCGAGCATCTGCTCGAGCATCTGTAAAATATAAGTTAGTACCTTCGGCTAAGTTAGTTGTTGTCTTAGTTGCAAGTCTTGTGTCAAATGCTGTGTTTGCTCTAGCATCGGTGTAGTATAAGTTTCCACCTTCGCCAATGTCATCAGTTGTAACACTAGTATTGGCCCACGCCGCACCGTTCCATCGTAACAATTGTCCTGTAGGAGTCGCGCCTGCGATAGTAACATCAGTTAAATCATTTAGTGCGCTCGCCGCAACAGTGGAAGATGCTTCCCAGTTGCCTGTGCTAGAGTTATATACAAGTGTGTTTCCATTAGCCACACCGGTTGTGTCAACGTTTCCAAGTTGGCTAAGGTCAGTCTCGTATAGTGCTTCAACTGCCTCATTTAACTTTCCGAACGAATCTCTAAGAGTATCACCTGTGCCATCGTTAGCAAGAACGCCTCTATTTACGATATATTGTGAAGGGGTATGTGCCATATACTAAATCCTGTTTCTAGTATTTATACATTATTTTAAATCTACTCTGTATTGATGTTGTCCATTAACCACATGTAAATTGGGGTTCTAAAGTTAAGAGTAAAAACACAACCGCCAACGTTAATCATTTTTTGTTCCATAGAACTCTTCCAGTGGCAATGCCCGTTAACAATTGAGATTTCATGTAACATATTAACTTTTCTAAGATATGCGATAAATCCATCACTTTTAAACTCTGATTCAGGGCATATATTTGCGGTTAATTCACTAATATAGGGTAATATATATTCCAAAGAGACACGGCCGAGTTCTATATCCTTAATAAAGAAGCCATTATCATAAATTTCTTCATTACGTTTTGATTCCAATAATATTTCTAAAGTATGATGCTCATCAATATCATCATTTATTTCTATCATATACTCTTTAACTGAAACTTTTCTTCCTTCTTGCCAATCAAAGGTTACGTTACTGGGATTATCCAACTCAGTGTTTTCTGATAATGTGTTGCCGTCAAATATCGTAGTGCATCTAGGCAACGGAGCCTTGCCATCTAATTCATCTACTAGATGATAGTAGATTGTTAACGGTACTATCTCTTTGGACATTACTTTTCTGGTATTCGTTCGTCTAATGTTACCAAAATATTTAGATACTCTTCACCTCTAACAACGCCCAATGTAACTTTATTTCCAGGCATTTGTAATGCAAACCAGTCAAAGAAGTCACTGGAGTTTCTAATAGCAATCTTGTCTACTCTTGATATAATATCATCTACGTGTAAGTCTGCGAGTTCTGCAGGTGACCCAGGCTCGATTTCATTAACAATAATACCACGTGGTAAATTTAAATCGCTGTTTTGTTGCAAGCCGACACCTAGTCTTGGTCTACGCACTCTGTCATATTGTAGCAATTCACTAATAACATGAGAAGTTACTTCACTAGTAACAGCAAAGTTAAGACCAGTCTCGTTAGGAGTATCGCCTCCCGCACCAGGACCAATTATCATTACGTTAACACCAACAACTTTGCCGCGTAAATTAAATAATGGACCTCCGCTATTTCCTGGATTTACTGCTGTATCTGTTTGTACTAGAGACTGCCAAATATTATTAAGTTTTCTGTTTAGATAACTTGTTACACCTTGCGTTACAGTCCACATTAAACCATGAGGATGTCCAATAGCAAATACAGGCTCTCCAAGACGTGGTAAAGACGGAGCAAAAGTTAATGGCACTATATTCATAATATCAGAGTCAGGGTTTATAATTTCTAATATTGCAATGTCAGTATCTTTGTCTGCTGAAATAAGGTGGGCCTTGTATGCATGCCAACTCTTATTTTTTAATCTAACTAAGTACTCATCTTGAACCCCGCCATCGATTACATGATGGTTAGTAACAATAAGATTTTTTCCAACAAAAAATCCAGTGCCATGTCCTGCTTGCTGGAGTTCTTGTTCCACTGGAATAAAGTTTGACTCTTCTAAAAAATCATTTAATGGATTATTATTTTCTTCTTGATCTTCAGGAACCGGGACTATTTTGGGCACCGGACCGTCTACTTCTACATAATTCATAGTTGTAATAGCCACAACAGAATTTATAACTCTAGGAATAATATTCTCTATTCCAAGACTTGTTGTATTGTATGTAATTGGTTCAGCAGAATCCTGGGCCCAGGACCACTGCTTGGTATTTGACCCCAATGCAGGGGTGATTAATAATGCGGCTAATGCTATAGCAGTTGCCTGTTTTTTTAGAGTCATAAAATTACTCCTTTAATTATTTATTTAACCAGCGAGTTGTTACAAATAATAATAGCACACTATTAAATAAATAGATTGCATGCTATTAAATAAATAGATTGCATGCCAAAACAATTCAAAGATAGTATTAAAGTTGACAAAAATAAGTTTAAGTACACTGTTTATTATTACCCTGGCAGTGGTGGGAACATATTTGCGTGGCTATTAGGACTTGCTCATGAGCCTAGGTTAATTAACACTGCTCTTGAATGTTTTCCGATGGTCTTACAGTCAGACACTCGTACATTAATAGACGATGCAGGAAATATGTTATCCGGTTGGTGTTTATATGAAAATGTTCAATCTTTGAATCCATATGCAAAGGCAGTATTTTTAAATGTTAATTTTAAAGATTCACAAATAACTGATTTAAACGGGACCATGGGCTCATTAAATGGGTTAAATTCGCTGATGAAATTAACTGAGCTTTCCAGTAAGCATTCTAAAAATATATTCTTAACAATGTCGCCTAAATCAAGAATGAGAGCGTGTTATGAAAAGGGCTGTCGACCATGGAGATCAACTGATCACCGCACATGCAGATCAATTATAAATGAAATGTTAGCACACAATATGTATCAAAATACAATATTAACCGAGTTTAAAGGTATAGATTATTTTTTAGACTACACTGATTTATATACAGGCGCATATCTAAAAAAGATAGAACAAATTACAAAACAACCAGCAACTGATTCATCAATCGAATCTATGGAAACCTTGGTTAACAGATACATTCAACTAACTCCGCCCAAGTTACTAACAAAAATTAAAGCGGAACTAAATATATACAATAGCAAAGACTACAATAGTATCAATCTTTAACGCAAACATCAATCAGTTAGTTTTCCTGTACATAGGAAATCAAATTGATGAATCAGATAGAAGTACAATATTGCGAGGAAACGTTAGCAGTCATTGAACTGAGAAATCATCCGTTTATAGATGAGTGGTTTGAACATTGGAAATACGTAAACAATAATTATCCGCTAATGGCATGTCCATCGGAATGGCCGCCTAATCTCAGTAATCATACTACAGCGGAAACAATTATAGAAAACATACAAGTAATAAAAGACACTGGCAATAAGTGTAATAAACTTACAAAAACTCACATATTCCCTTATACTGAAGAAACGTTTCCAAGTATTGACGTCTTTTTAAAACAAGACTTAACAGCCCAAAAATACCTTAACGAATTTCATCGATACTTTACCACTGGCGTTCAATATCCACATACTCGTGATTTGTATGATAACGGTATGATAAGTGATCTAACATACACTAATGCTTGGCTTGCAGAAATTCAAAAAATTAACCAAGCAGTACACAAAATAGACAATGCCACAATTACTCCTAACGTTAAACGTTGTCCTGTGATTAAAAGATTAAATTTTGGTTATGAAATACATAATAAAGATATGTATTTACAAGAATCTACCTTTAAAAAAATTTCTAAGTTACAATTAGTATCCGCTTCGGACGATAGTAAAGAATGGAACGTTTGGATGGCAGTAGATCTATTAGGAAAAGATTATCCTACTGGATTTATAAATCATGATAATGCCAATGCATGGGATATTGACTATTTAAATACATACACTGGCACGTTTACAATATCAACTAACAATATTACTCACGTTGACATATGTAAATCTGATGGATTCAGCGATTGGCTATCATTATATAATAGAGAATACAATCCAACTATGTGCGGTATTCCGTTAGGCAAAACAACATATCTTAACAAAGAAATTTTGTCGTCTGGTTACGATAGTCGTAAAATAATTCTACTTTCGATATAAATCGCGAAGGCGGTAGAGAAGATTACTTCAGTTAAAAAAATACCCGCTTAACGCGGGTATTTTAGTATTAGTTTAATGTGTCCCCGGCCCTTAAGACCACTAGCAGTCCACTTATAATTATAATGTGTTATCTATGTATTAATAATATAAATTTATTGTGTATTATAAATTTTATTCATCTTAATTCTCGTTCTATATCTAATTCATTTTCTTTTAAGTTTATCTCATTGCTTACCAGGTAAGCAATATATTTTGCATCGTCTATCAATATATTTTTTTCAACTATATCTTGTGTGTCTTTGGCTTTTTGCAAAATGCTTTGTAGCGTACTAACTAGTTCTAATATATCATCAATATTATGAGCCATATCCAACTCCTATTGTATTATACATCTTATAATATTTAATTAATTACCGAACCTATCCTCCAAAATACGATTTAAATCCTTTATTCCTTCAGACACTGTCTTTTCAAAAAAGAAAGGAAATATTGAGTGAACAATACCAGCAAGTGTTAGGCATAATAAAACCAATGCAAAACGCAATGCGTTGAGCATATGTTCTAAATACGTTTCACCGACATCTTCTGGATGTTCTGTAAACAGTTTTAAAATTTTTTTCACAGTCTTCTACTATTTTGGAAAGTAATCTGGCCACGTCACTTTTACAATGTTAGTTCGTGCTTTAACGTTTACGTCTCCACCGTTTCTTGCTAACGCAGATACCATTATATAAACTGTCTCACCTTTCTTAGGTCTCCAGTTTCTCAATGGAGATTGTTTAATATGGTCTCCAGCAAGACTTTTAGCATTCTTTTCATAATTGCCAACTACAAGCCATTCCCACGTGGCTCCATGCCACTGTCCATTCTTATAAACAAAAACCCATGGATTAGCATTTACTTCTATATCCTTTGTACCAGAATTATGTCTAATAGTCTTTCCTGGCCATTTATGTGTGTCGGCGAAGTTCATTCTAATAACACCTGGTCTTGGAAAATTAACAGCCAATTGGCTTGTTTCTTCCCAATCTTTAACATTTGTATGTAACCAGTTAACATCGTTTAAATCCAATGGTGGTGGAACAAATGTTGTGCTGGTGGCTGTTTCTTGACCTGGTGCTGGTCCAGGTTTAGTAACTGCATTTGCAGGCTTTGGTGCCTTACGTGCCGCTTGCTTTTTCTTCTTTTTCTTTTGTTGTGCTATCGCAATGCCTGCTCCTGCTACAACTAGCAACACTATTAATACTTCAAAGTTTGCTGTTAAATCGTTCAGTAAATCCATTATTCTGGTCTCTCTGGTTTTTCTGCGTTAGGATCTTGTCCTGGAATGCTGGCTTGTCCCCATTTTGCGAACGATAAAAATAGTTCTTCATGTTGCGGGCTAAGTTTAGCATAGCGTCTAAGTTTTTCACGCTCTTCTTTACCTTGTCTATGTTGACGCGTATCATCAGACATCATATAAGTCCAATCATGTTTATCTAATAAATCCCAAAACTCTGGCAATGCCATGTTTTTTTCGTCTTCAATTTCTCTCAATCTCATTTCAATATTCCTTTCTTTCGGCACTACACCATAGCCAACAGTTCTGTCCCAGTCTCTCTGACTAAAGTAGTAGCTTTTATCAATAGATCGAGTGTATTTGTTCGAACCCATCAGGTATAGTTCCTACTTTCATTAATGATGCAACTTTGTTGTCATTCACATAATAATCATAGCAGACATCTTCCGCTACGATATTAATATCTAGTCCAGAGCCGGGAAAATATTCTTCCCAAAGCCTTGTTGCTTTATTAAGCGTTTCGACCTTATGAATTGTTAAAAATTCAATATTACCTTTAAGGTCTATCATTTGTGCGTACATACTTCTTCCTTGTATTTATTTATAGATGCTTCATTGTTTCGTAAGCACCTTCTTTTAGCGTACCTGTATCCCAATCCAAGTAACTGCCCATTCCGGTGTCACCCACAACTACCGAAAAGTCCTTCCATGACCCATCACTGTCTTTATAGTTTATATTGACTGTTTGGTCTTTTAGTTTTTGCCCAGGCTCAGATGTAATAGTAATGTTAAAGTCATCATCGCTAACTCCAATTTCTTTCAAAGTAGAAGTAAAAAAGTCTCCTACCCATTTGTCATTACCGCCTGCCATATATCCATAGTTCTTATTTGTGCTAACAACTCTACATTTCCCGCCATCACCAGCACGTTTAAGATACATTTGGTTCCATCCCGTTCCTGTGCTATTAGTGCCATTTTGAATAGTATTACTTCCCATATCATTCATTTGGCTTAATAATACATCTTTTGGCGACTGTCCTTCCTTTGGTTTGCTCAAATAATTGGAACGAATCGATCCTTCTTGTGCTAGTTTTGATGTGGATCCTTGCTTACAAAAACTTTCACCTTTACTAGGATCATTTATATTAGACTTAGACGCTGTTGTTGATACTCCAGATGAGCATTTTGGCAAAAAGGGTTTAATTTCTTCTGTTGCCGTACATTGCCATCTGCTACAATCAGACGGTGTAAATGTAATAGTTTGACCATGCAACTCTGATCTTGCATTTTTACCGAACTCTACAATCACTAGCCCATCTTGAACTTTAACATTATCAGTATATTTGCCTGAAATTTCAAAAGGCTGTGGCACTGCCGCGTCAATATTGTCTGTGGGCAATCGTTGTTCTATTTGGCAAATGAGAGACACGCTAGAACGTGCTGGCCCGGTAATTATGTATCCTTCGGATATCTGAGAACGTAATACATATTTTCCATAAACAGGCAATGCGATTGAGGCAAGTATACCAACAATCGTGACTACGATCATTAATTCAATGAGGGTAAAGCCTTGTTGATTTTTCATAATTTTACAACTGATGAAAAGGGATTGAATTATCGTCCATTATAACTTCTTCATGATCTAGTTCAAGTACATTCGCAACTCTCCTAAGATCCATACCAGCAGATAGCAGTTCACAAATCATAGCAGTATCTTTCTCTATTTGTTCACGCTTTTGCCATTCATCCATTTTATCTTTCCTCATCAATTACCCAGTTTAAAAAAGTTACCCAATCACACGCAGTATCGGAGCGTTGGTATTCTAACCACTTTTTCCAATACATAAAAATCTGCTCACTATCCATATAATGGACCGCTTGCAACAATGCCTCGTCGAACTCTTCCAGAGTCGTTGGCACATTTAATACAATTGTTTTATTGTTTTCCATTGTATTATTATAGCGGATTTTTAGGTATTTGTCACGAATTTAATTACTCTAAGTAATTGATATTAAAGGACTTTTAACTATTTTGCTTTTTGTGCGTCTAATAATTGTGATATTAGGGCATCTTTCTTTTTACGACGGTCTAGTTCAACATTAAATTCAGCACGGCCGAGTTCTTCTAGTTGAACTTTTGTAAGTTTTCCTAGCGATGCTTTTGTGTGTTTTTTACTTTTTGCCTTCGTTGTAGTCTTTTTCTTAGCCGGTTTCTTAACAGGTTGTGATTCAAAAACTGGCCCAGGTGTTTGTGTACTTGGTTTGAAGCCAAATAGTGATTTGATAAACTCAAACATTGATATTCTCCATATAATAATGTGTTATTATTTATATTATGATTGTTGGGTTAAACTCTAAGAATGACTTCGCTTTCCCAGTCACCAAAGAATTGTTCCCAACTTCTATGATCGATCATAATGGGAAACTTCTTTCTATTTGCTAGTAACTGGTGATAGTTTGGCTTAAAGGGCCACCATTTTGGCTCCCATTGTCCTACCGGGTCTTTATTTCCTTTTAATGAGTTACAATTAGAGCATGATGATACAATGTTTTCCCACGATTTTTGACCGCCATCTCGTCTCGGAATAACATGGTCGTATGTAAGTTCGCGTATTGTTATAGGTGTTTCGCAGTATACGCAAATGCCATGGTCTCTATAGAACAGTGATTCACGCCTAAGTTTAAGTTCGTTTTTAATTTTAACATAGGTATTACGAGCAATGACACTAGGCCAATACATATCCAACGTTGGTGTTTGAATTTTTCTATTATAGTCGAACACAGAATGACAACTATCGTTGAAAATTCTACCCACAGCGTCCTCCACTGGAACTGTGTGCAGTGGTAATAAAGATATTGGCATGTAAGAGGCATTAAGAACTAGTGTTCGTATACCTAGCATTATGTTCTTCCATTCATTTTATTTATTTACTGTGATAATATATTATAATACAATAAAAATGATTAATTCCAACCAACCTTATAATCGATCTCCATTAGACTTTTCATCTTTTCAATCTGTTCATTTGACGGAGAAATTTGTGTTTCCTTATTTCCTGGCCGCATGTGTTGTTTTATTATAGGATTTCCGGACCAAACTCGTAACATGGGTAAAAGATGGGTATCCACTTCTTTATGATTGTAGATATGTGTAAATATTCTTTTATCATTTCCCAAGTGTGTTGAGTTCGGACTACAATGATCCCAAACGTTTATATTGCTCTTTTTGCAAATTATATTATAGTTTTCTAAAAACATATCTAATGAGGTTTCTTTTATGAATTGATGTGCAATACAATGCGAGTATCCACTAGATAATTTTTCGATTGGATCTCGCCATATTGCTATTCTAAAATCACATTCTAATAATTCTTTCTCATAACCATTAAATGGTTTCCTGCGTCCTATGTAACTGTCTTTTCCAAGCAAGTTTGTGAATTTAGTATAGTTTGGAAGTTCACCATTCTTATCAAACTTTACACCACACGCCTGTAGTATATAACTTATTGTAGAAGTGCTGGCACACTTAGGATTTCGTATAACTCCAATGTTATATCCAGCAAGTTTAAATCTCAATAAAGCCATAATATTTTAAATGGTAGGATCAGGTGGACTCGAACCACCGACCCCCACATTATCAGTGTGGTGCTCTAACCGGGCTGAGCTATGATCCTAAATTGGCGGAGAGGGAGAGATTCGAACTCTCGAAGGGCTATTAACCCTTGCTGGTTTTCAAGACCAGTGCATTCAACCGCTCTGCCACCTCTCCTAGTATGGTGCCCGAGGAGGGACTTGAACCCCCACACCTTTCGGTACTGGTACCTAAAACCAGCGCGTCTACCAATTCCACCACTCGGGCAATGTGTTAATATTATTTACTGCCTACAGATAAAAAAAGGCAGTAATTAGACTCTGTACTCCGAAAAGAATTTATAATTGGGTCTTTGGGTATATCGTCTAATACTGCCTAAAAGCATAATGCTTTTTATTTTTTCTGGTTTACAAAATCGTAAAATTTTTGTGCTGTTTCCATTATAGTATCTATATTAGGAACAGAAGGCATTTCTACTTTTGTTACAATTTCGTCATGTTCCTTCTTAATGGAAGTCTCAAACTGACCCCATTTTGCATAATAGTCGTTTTGAACAAAGTCCTTAGCCATGCCAAGCAGTTCTGCTCTAATTTCATAACCATTTTTGTTTACTGTTACTTGTGG